CATTTTGGTAGGTACAATCGTGGTAATAAGTACTGGTAGAGCCTCCTGACAACGCAACCATTGTGTCCATATATCTGCCATGTATCACACACTTCGGATAAAAGTAATTACCACTATATTTTGCGCCCTGAACTTCTCGCTTGGTACCATCAGGCAAACCGATATCCCACTTGTAATCTACCGCATTCGTACAGAATCCGACATTATCCATCCACTCGGCTTTGTTACCATGCCAGTTCTCATATCCAAGCACAACCGGGGAATTGATTGCCGTTCTTGTTTCGTCACCTTCATTCTTCAGCACGTAGGCATTACCGCTTGGGTAATAAGTACCATCGCTTGAAAGCGTTTGCTTGTACCAACTGCCGTCAGCATTGGCGGTAGTGTCCTGCATTCCTGTGGCATTGGAGGCTCCTGTTGCCCTACCGTTTGTGTGCGTGCCCGGTCCGCAGATACCCTGCGAGTCGCGACCGCCATACTTGGCAAAGAACAGGTTGCCTATATCCTTATGCATTTCCCAATCCACCAACTGGAAGCCAGTGCCTCTGTTCCGAGCATAGACACGAAAATCGGCTTGGCTGACTGATGCGGTTGAACCGACTCCACTGATTGAATACAGGAAGTCGTCTTTCAAATATGCTTCATAGACACCTACCAAGCACTCTTCATGTTCTACCCAATCAGGCTCGATTGCTTCAATTTTGTCGGACTTTGTAAGCAGTACATAGTCAAACGGTGCTGCGGTTACAATAGTAAACACAAGTGAAACAGCGTCTTCAGGTATGTCTGTAAAACAATACATACCATCCAATATACCGCTGTCGGAGGTCGCCTTCATACGCTTGACGACATTACCGTCTGCATCCACGAAGATAGCTCCGTATAAAGCTGACGAAAGGCTCGGATAACGGACTTGCTTGTAGCCCTGAACATTTACGGTTACAACGGAGTCTGAGGACATCGTTGTCTCTGCATCTGCTCGTGTCGTGTAATCAACACTTGAACGGACTGCATACCCTTTCTTTACGGTCATATCCTCAAGCAGCACCTTCACACTGTCAGCCATTGTCGGACACGCCTCGTTGCTACTGAAGAATGCGTATTTCTTTTTATTCAGGTGGTCATTCACACCTTTGTACCAATAATGGGGCTCGAACATAAATACGTTTCCATCGCCACCTGTGAGGTCGGCGGCGGTTGCAGACAAGAAGTTCTCCGCATCCGCATAGTAGTTGGAGTTCTTGTCGTGCAGTTGGCAAATGGTTACTTCACCTGCGCCGGTCTTCTTTGCCACACATCTATGGCGTTGGTTCAATATACGGTTGATATGCCCGCTTGCCTCGTAGGTATTGCCATAGGCATATCCTGTAAGGTTGTCGAGGTTGGTAATATTCTCTCCGTCTGAAACCGAATCATCAAACGATATAGTCGTGTATTCAGGCAGAATGATATTCAGTTCCGGGTAGTGTGCTCTCCAAGTTTCCAATTCCTCATCAGATGGGTAGCGTGTCAAGGTATAGCTGCCTACAAGCGAACAGGTATCAACGGCATTGCCCTCCGCATCGACACCCTTCTTGTTAAGATAGGTATTGAGCAAGGTTCCGTCTCCCTCAAGCGACAATCCTTCGACTCTGATTCGAACGACATTCGTACAACGTCCTAACAATGTCTGCCAGTTCAATCCGGGACAGCCGGCAAAGATGAAGGTCTCTATATTGCTGTAGCCTACAACAGTCAATCCTCCCATTTGCAAGTTGGGAAGATACTCTAACCTCAATGTGGTAAGAGAGGACGGGAGGATTGCTGCCTCAAGTGGCGCACCTTTGGCAAACTGTATGCTCTTGACGGTCGTACCACGCGCCGAGAACATCTGGAGGCGTGTTTGGTTGCTAAAGTCAAGTTCTGTGGACGCTTGGCTACCGGTTCTCACCTTGCTTTGGCCATTCAAATTCACTTGAGTCAACTGACGGCAGTTGTCAAGGTTCATGTAGAAGTCGCCACCAGAGCCGGAAGTACTCATATCAAGTATCTGCAAAGCGGTACACTTGTTAAGGTTGATGTTTCCTACAAGTTCGTTGCCGGCTGTGCTTGTTCTCAATTCCCTTATACGACTTGCACCATAGATACGCATCGGGTCATTCAATGAGAAGGCATCATTGAAGTAGAGGGTTACACTTTCGCCTTCTTCCGCTTTTTGTGAAGCCTGAATTGACGGGGTGTTGTTGGTACCGTAACCAAAATAATACACCTCGTTGGCTATCACCACCATCATTGTTGTTCCGTCTGAAGCAGCTCGGCTCATATAGAGGTCTATGTTGTCACTGGTATAGTTTCCTGTTTCGTACCTCGCATCGAGCAGAGCAAAACGGTTGTTGATGGTGTGGGTACGGTGTGCCTCACGCGAACCTTGCAATGCGTAGATGTAGGGGTATGTAACTATCGAACCGTTTACTTCTACACCGTCTATCTGCGGATCAATGTATTTCAACTTACCGGACTTGTTGTAGATGCGTTCGCACCAGTTCCCGGCTTGCTCTTTGTTATACATATCCAACACTCGTGTATTGGTAAGCACCTGACGCAAGTTCTTGGCACAGGCTTTCAGTTCGGTCTCCATATTGGCAAGTACCAAACACCACAGCCAACTGTCGAATCCCTCGAAAGCATAACCGCCCTTTTCGCTGTCGTAGGTTTCGCGACTCAATGTATAGAGATATGCCAAGAAACAGTCGTTACGCAAAAGAAGAGCCGTATCACCGTCATAGAAGGTGATAAACCACAACAAGCCATTCCAAGTGCGCATTATCATATTCTTCACTCGCTGGTCCACGTTCGCGCCATAATCAGTGATTATGTAATAGGTCAGCAGATAGGCAACATGGAAATACTGTGATACTTCATTCTTGAACTTGTCGCTTTTCCAAGTTGAAAGGTCTTTGCAGGTCATATCGGCATTTGCCGGTACACAGTCACGTATCCATGTAATAAGGCGTTTGTAGGCTGCCTTCTGTTTGGCTGTAGCCACCGTTCCCTCTTCTTTGGCTGCAACCGTTGCATTCCAGAATACATCTTTCGGGAAATTGAATTCAAGGGCATCGTCAAAGCCTGCATCAAGTTCTGCATCTACCTCCGCGTCGGTGGTACCGTACAACTGGAACTTGTCAAGAGCATAGGAGTTGTTCAGGAACTCAAGCGAAATGGGGCATTCCCATTCAACTTCATTCCCGTCCGAATCAGTTACTGGATTCATCCCGGTAACATCTGCCCAGTCAGATTTGTCGTTGTTCAGGTTGTACTGTCCGTAGTATGTGCGTTCTCCGTCTATGGTTTCAGCAGAGAACACATCGACCGGATATCCATTGATGGTACTGCGAATATTGCTGTTTACCTCCTGTGGAGGAGTGAGCAAGCCCAGTTCCTTCATGACATCGTTGAACAACTTGGCCATACCGGTGTTGTGTGTCATCGACGAGTCGGAATAGTCGCACTTCGGGCAAAGCACCTTCACAGGTATATCGCCCGGCATAACAGGTATTTTATTACTGTTCTGCTTAACTCCGTTAATCCATACTTCAGGACTGCTACCCTTGGCACAATAGATACGGTAGTTCTTGCGAGGATACTTGGTACTTGAAGTACCTTGTATTCGCACATAACAGTTGCGTATCTCTATCACATCACCCCAAGGGGTATAGATGATTACATAGTCGGTCAGGAAGTCCTGCGACTTGTTGTTGGTCGAGTTGATTTCGTCCAGACCGTTTGCCCGGACAAAGAGGATTGCCCCCTTACCTTTGGCAAGCAGCTTGTCAATTGAGACTTCACCAGTATCGTCATCGAGCACATCGTTGGCTTGTATCAGTTCACTCATTTCTTCGACTGTCTTACGGTCTATGATGTGGTTGGAAAGTTCCTCATCATCGCTGATGGCGCGGTCATAGATACGGATATTGCGTATTTCCACATCAGCCTTGTCGCTGTCTATGGCGATTGGCATCGGAGTATCCTGACTGAAATAATCACCTGTTCCGTAGATGTCTGCCTTACTTCGGATTCCGTTGATGTAAAGCTCCATCAGTCGGCCATCGGAACGTTTGCCTACGACAAAAGCCACTTTCAGCCACATATCCGGGGCAAACTTCATCGATACACCGACAGGGGTTTCAAGGGTTCCATCCTCGGTTTCAACCACCTTTGTACTGCCTGTAAGCATGGCTGCTTCTTCCGCTGTTATCTTGAAGCCCTTATTGCCGTCCATACAACTGATGACGGAGGCATCGCGGTCCACAACATTGCTTACGCGGAATTCGAACTCGAAGGTTGCGCCTGTTGCACTTATATCAGTTTCAAACGGTCTGTACCCAATAGTGGCTTTGGCTCCGTTTATCAGCTTCAGAACACCATCAAACCAACCGGAAGTCTTGAAGTCTGTTTTTTCAAAGACTGTTTCCACATCGCCGGATTCCCAAGTACCGGGATTGTCCTCCTCGTTGCTTCGTCCTGTAGCATCAAGTTTGAGCTTCAAACCATAGGTAGTCTCATTGATGTCTATGCCACTTTCCACCACATCGATATAGAACGGGTATTCGGTTATTCCGCAGACAAACTTCATCGTGTTCTCGCCTTGCTCGGTAAAGCGATTGCTATATACCTGCGTACTGCGCGGTACACTCACACCTTGCGTAATGACTCCATTACGGAATATAACCATTGAGGCCGGGGTGGCATCAGGATTATACACCACAAAGTCAAATGCGAGTTCCTCGTATTGCCCTACTTCAAGGCGAGGCACAAGATGGTCACTGGTAAATATGCGTCCATCTTTGAAAGAGTGCATTGTTCCGACAAGTGGCACATTGCTTCCAGCCTTGAATATGTCAATATAGATACTCTCACTTCGTAGCGTAAGGTCCGCACTCGCTTCCATCTCTGCTACCATCTGCACAGTATGGCGACCAACCGACAGCCCACTCATCGAAAGGTTGAAACTTCCATTTGTGGTGCCGCTTCTTGTTACTGTGGCTGTGTTATGCTGCCTACCGTCCACATAGAGAGTTATGACCTTTGTTCCGGAACCGCTGACTGCATAAGGGATGCCTACGGTCTCGGATGCTCCATAACCACCACCGGCTATGGAGTTGGCAAGGTTGTAGCTGCTACTCAACGAGAGGGTAACGACTTTCACGCTGATATAACTTTGCTTCGTCTGTTTCTTGCCTGTTGTCGGATCTGTCGTTGTTGCTTTCACATATATATCAGTAGTACCGGCAAACAGGTATTTGCTTATATCGAGGTCATAACTACCTTTGCTGACTTCCTGAATGGTATTGCTGTATGTGGTTGTTGAACCGCGAAGCATCGTTATCGATACGGTGGCTTTCTGTCCTGTGGATACGCCTTTGTCATCGCCACTGCTGTACTGGTGGTCGAAGGTATATGTCAGTTTGGCACTGCCTCCCTCCTTGATTATAGGATTATCCACAGAGGCGTTCAGCACTATTTTAGTGGTACTTGCATCACCGCCACCGCCTCCACTTCCGGCCGGGATGTCCACTGCTGCTATCTCGGCTCCGCTTTTGTTCTTGAGTGCAAGGCGAACGGTACTTTCGTCATCGCTGACTTCGGCACTCATATCAAATACGGTTGCAGCATCGACCTCGTTGAATTTGGCGGTAACGGTGCTATTCTGTACCGGGTTGGTACTGCTTGCATCGAGGGTTTCGTCCACCTCCTGTTCATCGATTACGATATTCACCTTGCCCTCTGCATCTGGGGTAATGGTCTGCCCATTTACGCTTATCTGCTTGATTTTTCCACCACCGTATTCCTCCCAACTGGCAACAGTCAGGAAGTTTTCGATTGAAGAGGCGCAGAAGCGATAGTCCACCCATTTGCCGGCTGACACCTCAAAGGTGATTATCATACCGGGCTTGGCATCGTCATCAATGTCGGCATTTGCCAAGGCTGCAATGGCTGTTTCAAGAGTGTAGTAGCCACTCGATAGAGGTTGCTCGACTGTTAAGTTGTAAAAACCACTGCCAGAACCGCTACCGCTTGCCTCTACAAGGTCATTCTCCTCATCACTCCATACATACATTGTCGCGCCACAGAGGTATATTTTGTTCTTGAGGACTTCACTCCTTACGGAGTTCATATACATATCCAATATAAGAACACCATCAATCAAAGCATTATTAAAATATGTTCCGTCCGCTGCATAAGCAAAGACTTTTGCACTACGAACGTAAACTATACGTCCGCCACTTGTTATACTGCTGGATTGTTTTACCGTTGCCTCTTCTATAATAGCGTCAAAACGAGCTGTCGCACCATTACGGGCTGCTAAAGCTGTTGCTTCGTGTGTTACAACAACTTTATAAGCGTTCTCCTTTACTGCATTTGTTTCCGTTGCAGCTTTTGTGGCCTCGTTTGCTGCATTTGCAGCCAATGTTGCCGCATCAGTCGCTTCTCGTCCTGCATCAAGAGCCGCTTGTCCTGCATTGTTCGCATTATTTGCTGCTGTATTAGCGACCTTAGCTGCGTCCTCAGCAGGTTTACGCAATAGGGATATCGGGGCATTTACAAGTTCCTCTCCCTTCATTGCCGGGAGGCTCACTATACCGTCAAGACTATCGACGGTTTCAAGTTCTGATACATCGTTGGAACTCGCTTTCATCTCATTAAGCAGTTCCTGCTTTTCCGCGTCTGTAAGTGCCATAACTATTCGTTTTTAGATTGATTATTCAACTGCTCCATCAAGCCATCTATGAAGTTGGGAGCACATAACTTCTCGGCTACCTCTTTGATGAGTTTTACTTCGTCCGGGGAATATTCCGTTTCCCCCTCACTTTGATATATCTTCATAGCGAGTGCCTTTGCCCGGATTCCGTTCACATTCAAATAAATCATGTCGGCGAAGCTCTCTCTGGCATCACCTGTCTGTCGGTTCTTGCGACTTATCCCAGTTGGGACGCTGAATTGTTGAAAATTGAGTTTGACCATATCGTTAACTTGAATGATTTATAATCTGATACCTAAAACCATCTATTTTCGTAATAAGAACTGTTACCGAATCTCCTGCCGACATTTTATAATCAGTGGAACTCTCGTTTGCATTATATATACCTTTTAATGTAATTGGTTTAGAGCCCTCTCTCACTCTGAACGTAACTATCGCCGCAAAGTCTTCTGGCAAAGAATTTAATCCGAACTGCCTTTTTACCGAAAATTCATCAGGTAATGCAACCTCGGTTCCACTATAATTAGGGTCATTGTAATACATCAAAATTATATTGCTTTGAGAAAAGTCAAGAGTGTAGCCTGTACCAGACACAAAAGTCAAAACCTTTGCTTTCGTGTTAATAAAAGCAGGGGCCATCAATGCTGCATTGGAGGATATCCCGTAATTCTTTGTACCGCCTGAAACATCAATAAAAAGTCCGTAGTTTGCTTGGTCGAAGCCATAATTCCCAAATGTATTGGGGGCTTGATTTACAATACGACCAACAGCAGTAAAAGCACCTCCAACAGAAGCCGGAATAACATCATCCCCAAACATTACATATCCTTTACTACCTCCAACTCGGAAGAAGTCTTTATATATTGCAAGATTGCCAAACACCTCTTCAGACGCCGAAGCCGAAGCCCCTATTCGTCCACTACCAATTTCAAAGCCACCTATAAAACCTTTGTTCGCATTGATTTCTCCAGTAAATTTGCCATCGTTAGTCTCAATACTTCCATTTTCCAATATCTTAAAGTTTCCGTTGGCAGTCACCAACCCTTCTAATTGAATATTGTCTGCAGTCAATTTAATGGTACTGCCTATCTTATTGCCTTCAGCATCGGTTTCGTCCACACTGACACCTATCAATGCTACATTACCGTCAGCATCTTGTGCATAGAGACCTGCGCCCTCTGGTTTAATGAACAGCCCTGTTTCTTTCAAAGCGTTTTCGTCTTTATCAAATACCGCTGCCGAAATCTTGACAAGCCGCTCCGATTGTTCAAAAAGCGTCTTGTACTTGTGGGTAAGGGATTCTATCTTGTCTGTCGATAAAACAAGCATATAAAGATAAATGTCCCCGGTGAATGACAAACGGAAGTCCCCGGTACCATTCCACAGACCGTTACAAGTGTATTGCTTGTAACCATCGGTAACAGCAAGTTCCTCTTCCACAAAGAATGAATTGAAGTTGGCAAAGCCGGTCTTATCTACATTCTCAAACTCCACCTTCAATGTTCCGGACTTGGCACATCGATAGAAAAACGAGAGATAAACAGGTATCGCTTCCTGTTCACCGGCCTCATTGGTATCAAAGCTCGGTATGCTGCGTAGGTTTTGATGTTCCTGAAGAATGTACTTATTGCGTATATGCACAACTGTACGCCCCTCATCTGTGCAGACAATAGCACTGTTCCCTTTTCGGCTCAACACATTGCCATTGGCCCATATCCATTTGTTCCCGACAAGGAAGAAGGTTGTTTCGTTTTCAGTTTGCCATTTACTCAATCCATCGTAGAACGTAGGATTATTCAGATACCCTTTGTCTGTGGTGAAGTCCTGACGCAAGCCCTCCACAGCAGCGTTTATTTTGCCTTCTGTTATCTCAAACTTGGTCTTTATATCTTCACCTGTAACAAGGAGGAATGTACCTCGCAAATAAGCGTTATCGCTATATAAACCGTCCCCTCGTGGCTGCTTGTCTGCCGGAAACCAGTCATCTTGGATTCCGTCCAAATTTCCCAACCTTGCACGAAGGCAACCGGCAAAGCTCTTGCCGCTGACTCCGTCCATAACATCAACCCTCGGTTGTCCATCTTCGGTAGCTGCTATCGATATGAGACTTTGACGAAGTGGATTCTCTGTGTTACCCATCAGCACACATTCATCAGCCACTTCGGGAGTATAACTATCAAACTCTTCTTCAGCCACAAGCACGCTGTTGCCTTCAACAGAAGCGACCTCCACCCAATAACTCTTCAATGTCCCACCTGTAAATGTGGCACATCGCATAAGGTCATGGGCTACGAATGTGTTTTCTTGCTCGAAAGTTATCTTGTAATAGCCATCTACCAACTCCACACTCTTAATCTTCCCGTTGGCGGCCGAAACCACTATCTGACCACCTACACTGCGTACCCGTTGAATAAGCAGTTCAAGAACGGTCATAATCTGCCGGACGGTCAATTTGTCAAGGGTAAGATTAGCAAGTCCTTTCTCGTCTATCCACAAACGAAATCCTTCTCCGGTAAAGCCATCTACGAATTTGGCACTGGTGAGCAATTGGCGAACTACGAGAGTAAGCAGTTCGGCGTTGCCTTTGCCATCGACACCGCCACCTTGTGCTCCGGGAGTGAAATCCCCGAAATTCACACCTTCCTCAAAAGTTATCTTCTTCTTGGCTCGGTCGGCTTTTGTCTTACTCAAGAACTCCTGCTGACTACGACGAGCAGAAAATAGGTTATTGTCTGTCGGAAGTGTTTTATCCCAACTCCTAATAATATCCGGGAGTGATATGCTGCCGGCAATGCCTTTGGTATAGTTCTTTACATCAGTTATGTCATCACCTATTTTGGTCAGGGAACCGGTGGAAAGAGCATCGCTTATTTCAATATCCATCTGCGATGGCATATTCACCTTTCGGGTTATCTTAGTAATTCGACTTTTCCGGTACCCGACTTCTGGGAAGTATTTATTACTCTCCAGTCTGACTCTGCGACCTACAAACAGGTCTATATTGTTATCCTCTATATACACATGGTCGGTAGGAGCCTTGTATCTGGACACATCGATAGCGTGTTGCTCGTTGTATTTCTCAACTGCAGTCAAAAATTCTTCTTCAGCAAGAGCATAATATTCTGATGGCATACGGATATTCCATAAGATATATTTATCCCTGGCTTTGGGGATAAGCGTATCATTCGGCAGTTGAATATCATTGTCGTAAGGCCAAATGGTGATTATTTCAAACTCACGCGTGTCGCTGTTATAATTCACCTCAAAGAAGTAATTACCATCCTCCTCGTTACCTTGCCCGGCAAGTTCGCTGCCATCTTGGAATGATACCCTTTTCACAAGCTGAGACAACTCATATTCGTTCGGATCAAAGTTCAGGCTATCATCGCGGAAGTAGTAAATCTTGAACGGTGTTCCATCCTCACCAGTTACCTCTTCACTGCGTACACTACTGACGACACCAATGCGACGAGGGTAAATATCTGCAAAAGCACTTGCTTCGTAATGGTGAATTATACCGTATTTATCGGTATTTACATCTACATACCTTGCCTTACTCGGTAATTGCAGACGGCTATATCCGTATTCCTCCCTATCGATATTCTTACTGCTACCTATCGGGAACAGCCGGGTATAGAACTTGGCATTATCGGCTGTATCATTGTCAATTTCTGTCAGCCCCTTACCATAGCCAAGGGTTATTTCCTCCCCATGTTCACAACGGCACACATTGAATGTCTGACCTTCTGCCCACCATTCAGCACCGACCTTTTCAGCAATCTCTTTCAGAGCTGCATCACAATACTTGCCCTCATAGTCAATCGTAATGTTCTCTGTACCTTCAACGGTACCGACCTTAAAGTCGGTAATATCACCCATACCGTCATTGATACATTGCACGATCATCGCAACGTGCTCTCTTGGCGGTGCGGTCAATGTGAACACCGGCTCATCTTCCCCGTCCACAGTTTTAAGAACAAGGAAACGCTTGATAAGGCTCTCTATGCCGTATAACTTAACATTGTATTCCCATTCAACGGTGGACTTCTGTTTCGGACGGTATTTCTCCATGAGCCAATAGCGTTCACCCATATAGTCCACATAATCGTTCACATCCAATGCCACATGCTCATACAAAGTAAAGGAGAGGGTCAGGATATTATCTGCCTGAATCTCCTTCACCTGTGTACCGTTGTCATTCGGCGACAGGTCGGTCCTTTTCTGATTGTATCTGTCAAATACTGTTAGAAGCATATTCTAATGGTGTTTTAATATCGTTATATTATGGGGTTAGGTTCCTTGAATTTAATCTTAAAGCGACTCGCTTGTTTTCCCTCTCTCCAAAGATAGGTCAGAGGTTCAGGTTCGGTACTGTCAAGGTAGAACATACGCAAAGTAAGTCCCAAATCCGCAAACTTCACATTCAACCAACCTTTATCACCCTGCTTTATGAAGTTGATAAAATCCCTATACTTCTGCCACCACTCAGATTGGCTGTCGGCAAACAAGGCAAAATGTAGGGTTACATCGCGTTCATCATTGACAACAGTCAGAGATGACGAGTATTTACGTCCGTTCTCTTCACGTACATTGACACCAACATGGGCTTTTACCTTGGAGGCTCGAAGTATTGCCTTGAGGTTATCCTTTCCTCCCTTTTTCTTCTCGGTAAGGAAGGCTCCGTATCTCACCCATATATCCACATTGTTAATCAGCACAAGGCCGCCTAAAATCTTATCCATATCATTTCACTTTTATGCCATCGCGATTTTGTTTTTTCACCTCTTCCTTTATCTCTTTGAGCTCTTTGGCACAGGTCTCGGTGTTTTCCTCAATTCTTGCCAAATGGGTTTCCGCAATGCTCATAGTTTCTGACATATCTTCAGTATGTTCATCGATAGAAGCCCAATGCATTTGCCCGGACACAAACAAACCTTCCAGTTTTGTCCCTTGCTCTTGGTTCATGGCAGTGAAAGCTCCACTCTTGCCAGTTTGCGATGTTCCACCAGAAAAAACATCTACTCCCAATTCATCACCCAAATCTTTTAACTTTTCCGTTTCAGAACTCAGGACATTCTGGAAGTTCTCTTTCCAATCAGCCAAATAATCTTTGTCCGCTGTACCATCTATCAAATGTTCGGACAGATCATTGTATAAAGGTTCAAGTGCTTTTGCCAACTGCTGATACATAAAAGCGTTCAGAAGAGCTTCCGATATTACATCCTCGGTAAAGTCAGCAAATTGCCTCATATCACCACGAGCATCACGCAAGGCGTTTCTAACATTGGTAAGGAAACCATCAAAGGAAGTACCCATTACCATTTCCTGCATAGAAGCGTATGTTTCCTCAATGTTCTTTTTCAGTTCCTCAACAGACTTTCCACTTTCTACCCATGCCTCATAATAATCTCGTGCCGCATCAGACAGCTTGTTTTGGTTGTAATATAGTTCTATCTGCTCAGCACTCATACCACGCAATGAGTGGGTAACAGAACCGCCATTCAATGAGTTACCCCATTCCCAATGGGCATCACTTGCTTGAAGATTATTCCAAAGAGCATCATTAGCCCTCATCTCGGCCTCCAAATTCTTCTGGTACTCAAGGAGTGCAGCAGATTGTGCTTCCCATACAGATACGCTGCTTGGCTTGGAATAACCCTTTTCCACTAACCAATTCAATAATTCCTGATTGGTTATTATATCTTGAATGGTATCCCTATTGGCTGCAAGTTCTTGATTCCTCTCCCTAATGGCCCGGTTCGTCTCTATCTCTGCAATATACCACTCACGCTTCATTTCCTCCATCTTCTCCTTCCAACTGGTAAACATGGAAACGATGGAGCTTAAACCACTCAAGGTGTTTGTTATACCACCCACAATATCACCAGAATAAATTTGAGCAATGCCGGTACCCATATCCATTACTCCGTCCGTCATTGTCATAATCTCCTCCATTGACTTACTGAAGCGATCACCGAATACAGCCCCCAAAGAATCACCCCAACCACGTATGGTCGAAGTCAATTCCTTGCCTTTGGAGTTTAGGTTAGTTAATGCCCCGGTAACATCACCCCCGTTCTTCATTGCCTTCATCAAATCCGACCAAGAGGTCTTGAATGCAGCAAAGGGATTTTTCTTTTCCAGTTCACGCTGAATGGAGATAACCTGCTGCTTCATCTTTTCAAATTCGGCAACAGTCACCTTAACCGCCTTCTTGACAAACTTACCGTCAGCATCTTTTACAGGAACTTCTACCACAACGCCGTCAGCACTCACCTGTGCGTTGTCAAGGGTATCCTTTGCTTGGGCATAAAAGTCTTTCAGAACTTTATAACCCTTTTCTGATACGTCTGAAAAAAGTTTATCATAAAAATCAGTGGAACGCAATATATCCGCTTCCAACGATTGAATCTCCTGCTTATAAGCATCCGTACGAGCTTGAATAGAAGCCTCTATTTGCGATGTGTCCCCACCTGAATTACGCAAGTTCTCCAGTTCGGCATTATATATCGCCATATCTTTATTGTAGGCTTCTTCTATATCCCTACGGCGTTGGTCATAGGTCTTATATTCCTCTAAAAGAGCATTCAGTTTCTCCCGTCCTTTCTGCACCTCGTCAGCTTCCACAGCTCTCACGCCTGATTCCATTTCTGACTGTGCAAGTCCATAAGCATCTGTCAAGGCAGCATGTTGCTCCTCAGTAAGATTACCACTTTGGGCTTCACGCCATTTCATTTCTTGGTCCTTGATTTCGGCAATAGCCTTTTCATAGTCCAATTGAATCTGACGGATGCGTTTCTCACTACCATCTTTCATTTGGTCTATTTCTGCCTGCTCATTATCCCAACGGAGTTGGCGAAGTTCCTCCGCCTGTTCTTTCTCAAGAGCAAGCCTTCTCTCTACCTCCTTTTTAGGATCATTCTTGGGGGCTGTCGGCTTTGTATGCCCCCCAATTTCCATATTCTTTCCAACGTTGGCAGCCTGTTCTGTCAGCGTTTGGGCTTCATCAAGATAGCCTTGTACTTTTGCTTCAGCCTCACGTATCATATCCTCATAGGCCTGTTGGTTATATTTGTCTATGGTTCCTTGTGCATCATAGTATTGTCCGGCGTTTGACATTTCTGCGGCCATCGCATAATGTCCCATTCGGGCGAACCAGCTCATATCGCTATCTGCATCACCGGGCTTCTGCTGCTTGAGCTTCTGAAGTTCAGCATCTGCCTCTACTGCCTTATTCACCATAGCCTGTGCTTTCGCTTGCAGGAAAAGCATCTGGATATAATCCTCACTTTTCTGTATAAGTACATCATACCATTGGGCTACAGTGTCATAGTAGCCAAAAGCCTCACCGTATTTGCGGTTTAGTTCTTCGACTTTCACCTTTTCCTCTTCTTTGCTCCCGGTAAAGTCCTTCAATGACGCAATAACAGAGTCTATCTCAAAACGGGTTTGTATCATCTGGGCACGACCGTCCTTTTCTATTTCAGTCATCTCCTCAAGTGATATAGTAAACTCTTCAACTCCTTTTTTCGCACTGAAGATATCCTTGGTCCATGCTACAATCTCATCGCCGTACATCACCAACAACATAATACCGGTTGTCAATGCTGTCTGCCACGAGAACAAGGAGGATAATATTTGTTTCCACACCGGAGTTCCTTTCTGCCCGGTCTTTATCAGGTCATCGTACTCCTTACGGGCACGAGCCACTTCATCGGCAAAGATGGGAAGGTTGTTGCTTATCGCCATAAAGAACATCTGTGGTCCCATTGCCAACGATGGCATCTCACGTGCCATCTGCTGAATACTGTTGTGCAACCCATTGAATTTGCGTTCTGCTTGAGGCAATTGGGGTGGGATTACATCAGTATCGGAGGACACGCTTTGCAATCGTTTCAACTCTGCTTCAAGAGCCTCTATCTGTTTCTCAAGAGCCTCTATTTGGGCGATATTTTCACTTTGATCCAAATCAGGGGAAGCAGCATCACCAACAAACCGTAATTCGTTAAGTTGTGCCTCAAGTAACGATATGACATTACGCAACTCCATTACCTGCAGCTGTGCCTTTTGGTATTCAGCACTGGTTTTGGCTGCTTTGTCCCCCAAAGTATCAGTTTTCTCGCCGACTTTATCTATTCCGGCAGAAAGACCATCCTTCATCAAGAATTCTATTTCAACTGGTTTACTCATTGTTTCAGATTGCTTTGAAAAAATGTCACTATGTTCTTGGCTTCATCTTCAGCTGTTTGCTCTTCTCCTTCAGGGCTGTCCTTAACACGAACATATCGTGGGGCATCGGAAAGCATCATTATAAGGGTTTGATAATTGACCTTATTTAGTATGTAGCTAAGATGCCAACCCGTAGCAGAGGCTATCTGCCAGAGAAATCCAAAGGGGCTATGGGAACCGACAAACTTTGTTCTTAACTCCCCTTCCTTTTTTGGCTCAGTCGTAGTTTCATCGGATTCGATATCTCTACTGATCTGATAATAGTCGTAAAAGACTTTGTACCCATTAAACGGATAAAAGTACGGAACGCAACCATCATATAGCGGTCCTCCACAAAGTTGCGGATAAACCAAGCAACCAATCCGACAAACAAATGACGGGACACATAACTCTGACAAATGGTATAGGCAATAATCCGACTAATTGCTTTGCTATGCTCCACAATGAACTTCATTTCCTCCTCTTTCGTGAAGGCTTCCATCTGGGTACTTGTTACCCCCATAGACAAATATGTCCGGGCAATACTTAACTGCCCGGACATATAAGGTCGTTTCATTGTCACGCGTAGCCGGACAGGTTTCTTTTTGAACGGCAAACGAAACTCTTTCAAAGGGACGGAAACACCGGTATTCAACAGTGCTTCCGCACCCTCTTTCTGAATTCGTCTTACGACAGACTCATCCATACGCTTTTACTCTTTTACGGTGTCATTGATTTCGTAAGGAGCACTGCCATCTGTCGGTTTGTTGATTTTCAACTGGCATTCCATTTTGGAAACCTCTGTCAATGTCAACTTACCACCCAAGTTTGACAACAAGGTTGCATTAGGCATCGTCATGGTCTGACCGCTTACCATATCAATCGTACACTTGTCGCGAATTTCCACAAGGTCGGTAGGGGCTTTCCAACCGGTATATGCACCTTCAGTTCCAACAAGGGTACCTCCGGCAACGGTATGCAGATTTTCGTAATTCAATTGGATAAGGTTGAATGTCGGACTGATTGTACCGTTCTTGGTAAGCAGGGTAAGCACAGGGGCGTCAGGTACCTGTTCCGCCTCCACATCCACGCTTTCGGGTTTAGTTCCGCCCCAATCCCAAGAACCTTTCTCAATGTAGCCGATTACCTTATCACCAAATTTTACACAGCCAATACCATAGATAAAATTCTTGCTCATATTGTTTTGAATTTGAGTTTTACAATGATTGTTAATAATACGCCGATGACAACACCGACTAAAAATGATATAAATGCGATTCTAACAGGATTCACACGCTGTTCTTTCTCCTCCTGAAGAATGTTCTGCAGAGCCTCGTATCCCTCCTTGTAATTGGCAGCTACACTCTCGTAGTATTCGCATTGTCGTTGCAGGCTATCACAGATAGCATATACAATGACCGTATCACGATTGAATTGAACTACAGCATTAGCTTGCCCATTCTTGGCACGATACTCTGCTTTTTCGGGAAGTTTACGGAGGCTGTCTATCGGTATCTCCATCTTCACCTCCGATAGAGGTACCGTCACCGTCTCCACAATCCGAACCTCGTGCTTCAGGCTGTCCTCGAATGCCCGGACTTCGTTCGTGGTTGCAGTCTGGCTCACCTTTCGGGAGGTCGCGCAACCTGAACAGAACAGGGCAAGCATCAGAATGCTTACAGTTGTTAGCATCACCGATAGCTTTGCGAACCCTCGCCATCTCGCGTTTGGTCGCACCAAGTTCCTTTTTGGTACCACGAAGTTCCTCTTTCGTTTCGTGCAGTTCTTTTCTGGTTTCATGCAACTCTGCTCTTAAAGGTTCTACAATGTTTTCTATCAATATACGGGTGGCGTGTTCAGCGTTGTCAATACGCACTGACTCGGCTTCCGCCTTTGCTTTCTCAGCATCGGCTTTCGCCTGTTCCGCTTTGGCATTCGCCTCACGAACTGTTGCCTTGAGTGTCAAAACCCCGATTAGGAGTGCCAACACACCACCGCCCAGTATGTAATTGAGTAATTCGCTGAACTCCATATTCCACTCGTTTATTGGTTAATCCCGATTGACTTCAACCAAGCCTGAACATTGAAACAGGGACAATCTTTGGCTGCGACCTCTCTATGTCCTATAATTCGAACCTTAGGGAATCGCTTATGGAAAGCCTTAACATAGGTTTCCATCGCTTGTTTTTGTGCCTTGGTACGTGTATCTTTCGAGGTCTTACCATCAGAGGCTAAACCTCCGACATACACAATGTGTCTGCTGACGGAATTGTAACCTTTGGCTCCATTGGTTATTTCCCATGGATCAACATTCGCATCCTCATTATTGTCAACGAGGCGTTCCACCTCGCCATCCAAATGTATCAGGTCTGTATAACCTACCTGCTTCCAGCCACGACCACCCTTGCTTACCGGGTTAGTGTGCCATGCTCGTATCTCATCTGATAACACTTCACGACCTTCCGGCGTGGCTGTGCAGTGTAGGACTAAATACTTCAACTTCGCCATTAAGCAGTAGCCTTGTAGCCACTTCTCATTACAACACCTGCATCTGCCTTCTTGAACATACAGATGAAGTAGTGGCGGAAGTTAACTTTGTTACGTTGATATTCGGGATCATTCTCGGCAGCACTCCAGTACATCTTGGTAGAACCGGTTGCTTTGAACACTCGCTTGGTGTAAAAGGCGAATGAGCATTGGAATTCACCTGCCTCTGCAGTTGCACCGACAGCCTTTTTCTTACCAGCCGTAGTGTAATACGGGTTATTACCAAAGGTATAGATGTCAAAGCCATACATACGAGCAACAGTTCCCTCGCCACGATTGATATTGTACTGCTCCTTGAAGTTCTGGTCTGCCTCTAAAAGGTCATTCACATGGTCAGGGCAAAGTACCAGACGGCGACTATCCACAGGTACCTTTAATTTATCAAGAGCTCGCTTCATTGCCACGATGTCAGCTGGGGTAAGTTTCAATCGGCCCGTTGCTTCATCCCTTGCTCCCGAAGTAGTAAGGACTGGAGTCTTAGTCGTATTCTCTGAGGCACACAATGCGTGAGCAGCCTTGGCAAACTTACTGTCATTGATAGCGTTTGAATGACTCTCCTTGACACGCGAAATCTTGTCATAACTGATTGCGTATAGTTCATCGTCGGTGACAGGCGTAACCTTCGTCTGGAACTTGTCAAGACTGATGGTGATGTCTGCATCATCCAAGTTCTGAAGAGGAATAGGATATGTAGTATTGTTCACCAATACATCAGGGTCTACACCCACATCCACCAAATGGATGACATCATTATCCACTAACGAAGAATTGTCAGGGATACCATCCAACCACGAACCCACAAGGAACTCACGTAGGGCTTTCACCATCTCGCCCGTCCAAATCTCCTTCAGAACACCGGCACGCAACACGCCCGAAGGCATTGCCGGACCTACAACTGCGGAAATGGCATTGGCACCAAAGGCACATGCCACAGGATCAATACCGACTACCGCACCGAATGCTACTCCTGTAATTGCGTTGAACAGGAGAGCTGTAAGCATTGAAAAAAGTGCTTTCATTGTCTTTCTGTTTTTATTGGTTTATACTTTGTTAGTCATCAATCTCACACTCGATACCGTACTCAGCCTTATAGAGACGCTTGTACTCGGCAACATTCTTCTCACGAAGCTCAAGGATTTTGTCCGCAGGAACTTCACTCAGCTTCGCGTAAGTTGCAGGACTACCGGTAGGAGCACCGCCTTGATGTCCGATAGTGGCACTCAACTTGGTCTGAGGTGTCATTGTCGCAAGAATATCCTGCAACTCCTCAATACCTACCTTCTTGCCAAGCTCGACAAACTTGTCTTTCTTGTCTGCGGACAATCGCTTTTCCTTGATGGCTGCATCAACGGCACCGGTGATACGTTCCAATTCAAGGGTTTCCTTCTCTTTCTTGAGGTCATCGTTCTGCGTCTTGGCAGCCTTCAAACCGTCAATTGCTGCTGTAATGGCAGCATCATCTGCCGTTTCCGGCAAGCCCAACTGTAGGGCAATCTGCTTTTGGTCCATTTGATTTTGATTTTGATTGTTATTATTGAGTAAAGGCAAAGGACACTCTCCGTCCTTGCCAAGCGTGATACGCTTTCCGTCTTTTTGTAGCACGATGGCATCGTCATTGGCACCGATATCCACAAGCGAAACTTCAAAGAGTTTGCTCTTGGTAATGGTCGGACAGGTCTGACCTTCTACAAGGTGCTGCTTGTCATCACTGAGTTCCACAATATCAATTCCGACACTGACCATTCTAAGGCTTCCAAACTCATACTGCTTCTTGCAGCGTTTCGAGAGTTCTGAGGCACAATCGAACATCAGTTCCCCCGTTACCTCGTCATTCTCCACCTTCAGGTCTTTAACATAACCGATAACTTGACCGCGTTCGTGCTGATACAGCAGTACAGGATTCCTACAGTACTGCTCGACATTCATTCCTGATGTCAGCACGCGCGTTCCGTAACTGTTCAGGCTGTCGTTTGAAATTCGTACTCGTTTGCTCATAATATTTATTTTTCAAATAAATGGGAAAGGGCGTTTTTGCCCGTTTGCGATGCAATATTAGCCCCTCTTTTTCACCCCACCAAAAATGTATGAAATGGTTGCACACTTCTATGAAACCATTGCACACTATTTTGGCAAACCCACTGAAACACTGCAATTTTGCAGCAGTTGTTCAACTTTTAACTTTTCATATATGACAAAGGCAGATATTGAAAAAAAGAAATCATTGGCACGTTCTCTTTACCTCGCCGGTATGGACCAGATTGAGATTTCAGAGAAGGTAGAGATATCACGTACCACATTGTCAAAGTGGTGTAATGCCGATGGGTGGAAGGAGGCGAGAGCTGCTAAGCAGATTACTCGCCCTGAGTTGGTAAACAAGCTGCTTCTTACCATTGACACTCTCATTACACAAGTAAACGAATCTAAAGACCCGACATCCATAGCCGGGCTGGGTGACAAACTCGCCAAGCTCTCGTCTGTTATCGAAAAACTGGATAAGAAGGCAAATGTAGTGGACGCTATCGAGGTTTTTATGGCATTCTCAAAATGGTTGGAGTATCGTGCTACTATCGACCCTACCGTAACACCGGAACTCATTAAGACTATCAATAAGTTTCAGGATTTGTATCTTACAGAACAGATGGGTATTAAATAGGGAGTATTTGTATGGCTACACAATTAGAGAAAAAATTGGCTTATGAACGGTGGAAAGAACACTGTAAAGAGGTTCAATCGCTAACGGAGCTTTCTTCTCTGGCAAACGAAACTCCTGCACAGAAGAATAAGCGTATAGCCCGTCTGCAAAAGGATTATGCAGCATTCTGCGAATATTACTTTCCACACTTTCTTACACTCCGGGACCAAACTTCCGGAGAGGTGCTGCGTACCGTTCACAATGCACCATTCCATAATGCAGCAGCTCTCAAGGTAAAGAACACCCCGAACCTCAAGGCTGTATTCAAGTGGCCTCGTGGCCATGCAAAATCTACCCATTTCGACATATTCCTACCACTTTGGTTGATATTCCAACCCAAACGACTCATTAACTTTATGGTTGTTGTGGGTAAAAGCGAAGATAGCGCAAAGCGTCTCCTTTCCGACATACAAGCCGAGTTGGAATTCAACCAACGCATCATTGCAGACTTCGGGGGGCAGAAAAACCTCGGACACTGGCAAGAAGGTGAATTCACATCGCAATCAGGAGTGAATTTCCTTGCCTGCGGTCGTGGACAGTCTCCTCGTGGTTTGAGAGAACGAGAATCCCGTCCGGACTATATCGTCATCGATGACTTGGACGATGACGAACTTTGTCGTAATGAAAAACGTGTGAAGGAGCTTACCGACTGGGTAAAGGAGGCCCTATTCGGTGCGCTCGATGTTGGACGAGGTCGCTTCATTATGGTGGGGAACCTCATATCCAAAACATCTGTATTGGCTAACATCGCTGCATCAAGAGGCGTACATGTGTCCGAGATCAAAGCGGTGGATAAGGATGGTGAGCCTGTATGGAAAGAGAAGTGGACCAAAGAGGAAGCACAAGACTATGCTGACTTCGTGGGCTATCGTGCTTGGCAAAAGGAGATGATGCACAACCCTATCAAGGACGGAACGATATTCCGCCATGAGTGGATACGCTACAAGAAGGTACTGCCTCTCCACAAGTATGAAATGCTTGTTTGTTACACCGACCCCTCTTTCAAATCGACAACATCGAACGACTACAAGGCTTCACGCCTTTGGGGTAAGATTGGCAACGAACTTCATCTGATAGACTGCTATGTCCGTCAGGATACCGTTTCGGGTATGGTGCGTTGGCTATACAATCTCTTCGAGTCAATTCCTGAAAATGTAGCAGTCCGGTTCTTTATGGAGGCGAACTTTATGCAGGACATCATTCTGGATGAGTTCACTACCGAAGGCAACATACGTGGCTACCAACTGCCCATACTCCCGGACAAAAGAAAGAAGCCGGAAAAGATACAGCGAATTGAAGCTATATCGCCTTTATGGGAACGAGGATTCATCTATTACAATGAGGCTTTGAAAGACAATCCTGATATGGTTGTAGGCATTGAACAGACACTTGCATTGGAACGTGGCAGTCGCGTCCATGACGACGCACCTGACGCTGATGAGGGGGCTATATGGTACCTGCAAAGAGACACAAGACAACAACAGTCCAAACCGATGTTCGGAGCTCGTCCGACATCTAAAAATATATGGTAATATGATACAATACATCAAAAGACTTATTTTCGCTTGGAAGTACAAGCGTGCCGTCAAGAAGGCTATCAAACTCGCAAACCTTACAGGCTTGCGTTATTTCGTTGTCGTTATGAATGGTAAATTGAAGGTCGCACCTAAAAAGGCTTTCAAGGAACTAATCGCAAAGAAGCGATTCCGCAAGGGCACAACCATACAGGATATTGAGAAGTCGGCTCTATTCGTAACCAAATAGGAAGGAGGCAGTATGTTCATAACGGAAGAAGATTACAAGGTCGTTGTCGGGGAAACAGCCCTCAAGGTAATTTCTCAAACAGATGAGGAGAATCGCAACAATGCAGAAGCGGAAGCGCAGGAGGAAATATCCGGGTACTTGCGTCCGCGATATGACTGTAATGCAATATTCGCCGCCGAAGGGGAAGAACGCAACAGGCAGATAGTTATGTATGTCTGCGACATCGCCCTCTATCACATGGTATCGGCTATGCCTCAGAAAATGGGTTCGGAGATACGCAAGGAACGCTACGAACGCGCCATCAAATGGTTAGAGGGTGTTCAAGCCGGGAAGATTATGCCGGACTTGCCACTTGCTGTAGATGAGGAAGGCAACCCGACTGGAGAGAGTATTTTATACAGTTCACAACCACAACTTCGTCATAACTGGTAACTATGGGTTTCAAAGATTCTTTCAAAGGCTTCTCAAAGCCGGACAACATCATACACACGCCATACGGAGACTTTCACCTTGCCAAAGGGGACAAAAAGCGTGTGCAGAAAATGATAATAGACCTGCAAAGGGCAACCGATGCCCTAACTCGTCAGGATATGCAGGACTGGAGGCAAGCATGGCAAATGGCTATCAATGTGGATAGTCCGAATAGGCAACGCCTCTATGACATATACCGGGATGCAATGATTGACCTGCACCTTTCGGGCTGTATCGAGCAGCGAAAGGGTTTTGTTATGTCGAGGTCTTTCAAATTGGTGGATACTGCCGGAAACGAGAACGAGGAAGCAAGGCACTACCTCGAACAATCGTGGTTCAAGCAGTTGCTCAAGTATGCACTGGATTCTATCTATTGGGGGCACGCACTCATTGAATTGGGTGACATCACTACCGATGGGGACGGTTGTGTATGCTACGATGGCGTAAAGCTCATCCCCAGAAAGCATGTTATTCCCGAATATGGGCGTGTCGTTTCCAATCTTGGGCAGGATTGGACTTCTGGTATTGAGTACCGGCAACCGCCATATTCCGATTGGCTTATTGAAGCCGGATTATCTGATGACCTCGGTCTCTTGCTGAAGGCTGCTACCCAAACCATACCCAAAAAGAATATGCTTGCCTTTTGGGATACCTTCGGTGAAATATTCGGTATGCCTATGCGTATTGCCAAGACCACATCAAGGGATGAGAAGGAAAAGGCAAAACTGATGGATATGCTTAACAAAGCCGGCAGTTCTCTGTCAATGGTGGCAACCACTGAAACCGAAATTGAATTCGTGGAGAGCAGCAGAGGCGACTCATACAATGTGTATGACAAGCGTATCGACAGGGCAAACTCCGAACTCTCTAAACTCATCATAGGGCAGACTATGACCATCGAGGACGGAAGCAGCCTTTCCCAGTCGCAAACACACCTCACCGTTTTCGAGAACCTTGTGGAAAGCGACCGCGATATGCTACGCGACATTGTAAACAATCAGTTGCTGCCACGAATGGTAAAGCATGGCTTCCCTGTCAAAGGCTTGCGCTTTAAGTGGGACGATGCTGTGGATTACACTCCAGAACAACAAGTAGCATACGAAAAAATGATTTCCGACCGCTATGAGGTGGATTCAAAGTATTTTGCAGAAAAATACAGTATGCCCGTAGGCGAACGCCGACAGGCAGCACCTCCAAAGGAGGACGATGAGGAGGACGGAAAGAAGACAAAAGGTCAACAAAAGAACGCACATCGTTTTTTCGACTGAGCCCCACTGATTATGTGGGGCTGCACCAAAGGTATGCAAGTCTGCTTGAGGGGCAACCGCTTGACTTTATTGCCGGACGTAAGGAGGAAGAGGACAAACTGCGTTCTGAATTGACAAGACTCTTTGACGGTATGATGGAAACCCTCTACAAACAAGAGGGGGCAAATCTCAACATCACCATCTTAGAAACGCCAAAAGCACAGGAGTTCATCGAAGCTCATTCCGGGGCTTTGGATTCATCTTTCAAACAGGTGGAAATGTCCGACCTTATGCGTCGCCGTTTGGAACGGTCAAACTACATTTTCTCCGGAATGAAAACCTTTCACGAACTGAACGAAGCGTTCCCATCCTTGCTCGATGAGAACGGAAATAGAAAATCGTTCGAACAGTTTTTGAACGATGTTCGTAAGGTTGATGATACATACAACGGCAATTATCTCCGGGCTGAATATAACTTCATTCATGCTTCAGCTCAAATGGCAGGCAAGTGGGAACGCTTCATGGAGGACGGCGATCGATACAATCTTCAGTATCGAACAGTCTGCGACGACAAGGTGCGTCCTGAACACGCCTCTCTGCATGGGGTAACACTTCCTATCACCGATTCGTTCTGGGAGGAGTTCTACCCACCCAACGGTTGGGGTTGCAGATGTACGGTCGTTCAGGTTCGTAAATCGAAATATGCAGTAACCGACCACGAGGAAGCAATGTCCCTCGGAGAACTGGCGACAGGCAAAGACACCAAAGGCATCTTCCGCTTCAATCCGGGCAAACACGAAAAGGCAATGCCGGACTATAACCCATATACCATTCGTAGGTGTAAGGATTGCGACATTGCAAAGGGCAAACTCAAATTGGCATTTGTCCCGGATAACGAACTATGTGCAGCTTGTGAGATACTACAGAAGTGTGTTGGCGACAGAACCAAATCACAGACAGCGATTGAACGAACACACTATATGCACGAAATGGAGCCGCTATTAAGTCGGAAGGTGGAGAAAGCCATTGAAGGAGGTCGCCTGAATGTCGGATTCACAAAAGACGGAAATAAACACCTCTTTGCTGATACTTTCGGAAGAACACGCATAGTGTCCAAAGACGACCTGAAAGATTTAGCGACCTATCTTGAAAATGCGGAGTATATTGATGATTCAGCATTGACACACCCAAGAACGGACAGTATAGAGCACTTCTATTATTTCAAAGTTCAGGTGAATGGCAGATGGGTAAGACTGAATGTAGCGAAGAAGGTTGAGCATTACAACAATGGTAGAACTTATATCTCATACTTCTTGTATTCAGTAAATGACATAGTATAAAAAAGCAAAAGCACCAAAGGCGGCGCTTAGGACTCAAATGCCAGTTTGCCATTCCTTCAATGCTTCTGCGTGCAAAGATAACAACATTTTTTCAAATAACAGCAAGATGAACAAGATTATTTCATTTCTAAATACAGCCTGAGACGCACCGACATTCTCGAAGTTCGTGTTTATTGAGTAACTTTGCACCCGAAATGGTGGAGTTCCCCATAAGCCGTGTGGTTTACCGGTCGAACAACAACGCGAACTCGAATGGCGGTGTGTCGTATGCGAACGCGAATAACGACTCATCGAATACGAACACGAACATCGGGTCGCGTCTCGCAAACAACCAAAACAAATTCAATCGGCGTACAACACCGGGGACGTGTCCTCAATGTCGTGCCGAGGGGAACAAGCCACAGCAACAGCAGCCTATCGGTTGGAAAGCTGAAAAATTAAATGGACGGGTAGAGTTTGGTAGGTCATCAAGGCTCGAAGAACTTAGGCCCAAGGAAGGAAGGCATTAGCCAAAACTAAAAGTATGCGAAGAGAAGGTTACATCATCGAGGAGATTATCGACTACTCCAATATGGCGGAGTCGTTCAAACAAGTCCTTCGTGGCAAAAAGCGGAAACGCTGCCGACAAGGACGCTACCTTCTTGCGCATCAGGAGGAGGTCATACAGGAACTGGCCAAACAGATTGCCGAAGGCTCATTTAAGGTTAGCGGTTATCGGGAGAAAGAGATTATTGAGGGTGGCAAACTTCGCCGTATTCAGGTTCTCTCCATGAAAGACCGTATCGCAGTACACGCTATTATGGCTGTCGTTGATAAGCATCTGAAAAAGCGGTTTATCCGTACTACCTCCGCAAGTATCGAGGGGCGAGGAATGCACGACCTGATGAAGTACATTCAACGCGACCTTCAGGAAGATCCGGACGGAACCCGGTACTGCTACAAGTTCGACATCTCTAAATTCTATGAGAATGTAAAACAGGACTTCGTGATGTACTGTGTCCGCAGGGTGTTCAAAGACAAGAGGCTCATTAAACTGTTGGACGGTTTTGTCCGAATGATGCCGGAAGGCATCAGCATTGGACTCCGTTCTTCGCAGGGATTGGGTAATCTCTTATTGTCTGTCTATTTAGACCATTATCTGAAAGACAGGTACGGTATCCGTCATTTCTACCGCTATTGTGATGACGGTGTCGTACTCGGTAACGCGAAATCGGAATTGTGGGTGATTCGTGATGTCGTCCACGAACAATTGGGACAAATCGACCTCAAGGTGAAAGCCAACGAACGAGTGTTCCCGGTGGACGAAGGTATTGACTTCTTGGGATATGTCATCTATCCCGACCATGTGCGACTACGCAAGCGCATAAAACAGAAGTTTGCCCGGAAAATGCACGAAGTAAAAAGTAGAAAAAGGAGACGTGTTTTGATAGCAAGTTTCTACGGAATGGCAAAGCACGCCAACTGTATAATGTTGTTTAATAAATTAACAGGCAAAGAAATGAAATCATTTAAGGATTTGAATGTCGCTTACAAGCCCGAAGATGGCAAGAAGCGATTTCCGGGTGTAATGGTAAGCATCCGAGAGTTGGTAAACCTGCCCATAGTCATTAAGGACTTCGAGACAGGAGTAAAAACCAGTCAGGGAGAAGACCGCTGCATCGTTGCCATTGAGGTAAACGGTGAGCCGAAGAAGTTCTTTACCAACTCGGAGGAGATGAAGAACATTCTCCTACAAGTGAGTGAAATTCCCGACGGATTCCCGTTTGAAACAACCATCAAGACGGAAACCTTCGGCAAAGGTAGAACAAAGTACATCTTTACTTAGGCGTACACAAATTATCAACGTATGAGAAGAATTGAAGGCTCTGCAGGGGTTCAACTGTTAGAATGTACCCATCCTGCTAAAAACAAATGGCGCATCCGTTGGGATGTGCAGGAAAAGGAGAACGGATCTGCCAACTATATGGAAGAGGAGTTCGACCACAAACCCACAGAGGACGAAATTAAACAAACGGTCATTGCTTGGTTCAACACCCAGACCGACACAACAATCCTTTCAGGTTTCGAATGGAACGGTATGTCTATATGGCTATCAAGCGAGAACCAATTCAACTACAAGGCAGCCTATGACCTTGCAGTACAAACAGCCGGGGCAACGCTGCCTGTAACATTCAAGTTCGGAACAGACGAAGCTCCATGCTACCATACTTTCACAACAGTAGAGGAACTTTCCGACTTCTACACGAAAGCAATGCAGCATATCCTGTCGGCACTGGCTGACGGTTGGAACAAAAAGGATGCTTTCAGTTTGGATTCATATCGAGAGTAGAACAACCCTACGGGGGAGGGAATAAAAAAAGCCCCCGGCCTGTTAATCAGTCGTCTCACTTACTTATTAACACCAACACGCGATAGAAGCGCAACCGGGGGCTATATACCCTCTGTTACTTCTACCGCGTGTTTTTATTTAGTTGGTACGCACAAGGCGTTAAATAAGTGAGACGGTGCAAAGATAGTAATTTTTTGGCAAATGAAAGTAATTGAGATACTAAACTTGAACAAAGAGCTACTGAAAAACTTTCAGAAGGCAGGCATAAGAATGGACGATGTGCAATATATCGACCTATTTAATGAGTACCGGGCATTACTCACTCAAGGTGAAAAAGTGTCCTATATCGTGGCTGTTCTTGCCACCAAGTATGACGTAAGCGAACGCAAAGTATATGATTTGATACGCCGCTTCAAAAGCGACTGCAATCTGCTTGCAGTATAAAAGCGTTTCCGCCAACATCTCTTTTCAGGAAGCCGTACTACCTTTGCCTATCATTTCAAAAGTACGGCTATGAACAAGTATCATCAAATCCTGAGCAAAGTGCTTGCCGGTGGCAAGACACAGACGAACAAGAAGGGGGATATCCGCTACTTGCTCAATGAACAACTGTCATTAACCCCTGCCGACCTGCTCGACATCTTCGAGGGACATGGTATCGCACGCAAGAAACTCCGTTCCGAACTTCAGCTATTCATGCAAGGTGAACGGAACGTAGAAAAGTATCGCGATGCCGGGATCAACTGGTGGGACTATTGCGGTTCTATTCTCGTAAACTCTTATCCTACCTATTTTGAGAAACTGCCACCCCTCATTGAAAAAATCAATAGAGAGAAACGAAGCAGCAAAAACTATGTGCTGTTTCTCGGTGCGACCAATGCCGAAAGCAACCAAGCCCCTTGCCTAAGTCTGGTACAATTCCAAATCGAAAATGGGGAACTGGTGATATCCGCATATCAGCGAAGCTCCGATGCTAATCTCGGACTCCCTGCTGACATCTACCACCTATACCTTATGGCTCGACAGATAGACTTACCTTTGAAATCAATAACGCTGTTCCTTGGTAATGTGCATATATACCAGAACAATATAGAGAAAACCGAATTGTTGCTTGAAGGCAACGAGAATGTAAAATTTGAATTAAACGTATAAATGAGGAAACACTATCTGTCAGCCCCACTGCCATTCGTAGGGCAAAAACGCATGTTTGCAAAAGAGTTCATTAAGATTTTGAAACAATATCCAGAAGATACCGTTTTCGTGGATCTGTTTGGTGGCTCCGGGTTATTATCCCACATAACCAAATGCCAAAAGCCAAACGCGACAGTCGTGTATAACGACTTTGACAACTACCGATATCGTTTGGAGAACATACCCCGAACAAATCTGCTTCTTGCCGATCTGCGTGCCATCGTTGGAGATTTGCCAAAACACAGCTGTATCAAGGGAGAAAAGCGAGACCGCATATTTGCCCGGTTGGAGCAAGAAGAACGGGAACATGGCTACATTGACTATATCACCATATCTTCAGCCTTGATGTTCAGTATGAAGTACAAATTGAGCATTCCCGAAATGAAGAAGGAGGCTCTTTACAATAATATTCGTAAAGCGGACTATCCACCTGTAACGGACTACCTCGAAGGCATCACCGTTGTTTCGCGTGACTACAAGGAGGTATTTGCACAATACAAGGACATCCCGAATGTGGTGTTCTTGGTGGACCCGCCTTATTTGAGTACCGAAGTAGGCACTTACAGTATGTACTGGAAACTTGCCGATTACCTCGATGTGCTCACCATCCTGTCCGGGCATCAGTTCATTTATTTTACATCGAACAAGTCATCCATCATTGAGCTTTGCGACTGGCTCGGTAAGAACCCGACAGTAGGCAATCCGTTCAAGAACTGCGATAAGGTAGAATTCAACGCTACGATGAACTACAATGCCCATTATACGGACATGATGTATTACACCCACTTCCATAAGGAGGAAAAGAAAGCCGCCTAACGGCGTTTTATTGCCCTTCTAACGCCATAAAAATAGCGTCCCAAGCAAGTAGCCAAGGACGCTATTTTATTTGAACACAGGGGCTATTTCAATCGTTTTATTGCGACACACTGATAAACCTCTATATTCTCTACTATCTCTTCGTGGTTATGGTTGGTGTCACTCTCTATCAAATCAAGTTCCAAGAACTTTTCCCCACCTAATCCGGTCAATGTTTCGTGTAACAGTTCCGGCAAATCAAACACCCCCAACGCTTCTTCTTTGAAGTCGCTTTCATCGGACGCTGCACCTTCCCAATCGGTTACTATATGCAGGTGTATTTGTGGTTCTGCCCGGTACTCCACACCTTCAACTATGGTTTTCCACTTTATAGGTTTGAACTCGACAAATACTGCAGGGCGTGCCCAGTTCTCCTCTTGCTCAATGAACTCTACATTGTGGTTCCACAAGTCGATATGCTTTATGATTCGTTCTGCTCCCTCTGGGACATCAGTTCCCTCCACATGGTGGCATACTGAGCCATCGGGCAAACGATATAATTCTCTCAAGTGCTTACAAAGTTCGTTATAAAATTCTTTTCTCATTTCCGTCTGATTTCAAATTCAACATTAAAGTATTCTGTTATATTCTCCTCAATTATCTCTCTGACTGTTTGCTCCACCTCTGGCGATGTTCCCAAGAAACGCCGCCTCGGTATAGTGATTGTCCGTCCGACCTTCATCAATGCCATAAACTTCCAAAACTCGGCTTCGGTACTCAACTGGATGGTGCGTTTGTCATTTCTGCGTTCCCCATTTTTCTTGCGACCGAAAGAACCGGTTGCCTCGTAGTACTTGTACCAAAAAAAGCGTTTCATTTTTGCCGTCACTCTGATTTCACCTCCATCATTGTGAATAGCTGCATACGGTTCATTGGTAAAGAAAGTTATGCTGTTTTCCGTTGTTCGACTTGATATACTTTGCCTCAAGCGTCCACTATCCACCAAAATAGATCCTCCGGGGCGTGTGGGACTTTTACGCCTTTGCCACGCCTCGGAGAAAAACGCTTGCCGTTCAAAATTACGGTCAAACTCATCTGTCAGGTCTATCCGAATATCATTCAAGATATTGCGGATTATCTTCTGTACATCCTTATTCATCGAACATTCCAAAGAATAAATCCAACTCCTTCGGCACCTCATTCTTCGGCTCACTGGAGGCGTTGAGTATATTGTAAAAGGTTCGTTCAGATATACCATAAACAGGATATACGTACCTGCGCCATATTTCGCGGTTCGGAACACCGCGTTTGGCATGCTCGTCGTATATCCTATTTATATCGGTCACTCTCTTCTGATAACTTACTCCGCGCCTCTTGGCCATAGATTGAGTTCTGCTTGCTGGTTGTTACTGTTTAGGTATCGGTTTATAAGGTCGAATGTCAAAGGTCATTTTGGCACTGACCGTTACACGACCGCTTCCCTCGCATTGTTCACATATCCGTTCCTCCAGTGTATCTGGGTCCCGGTATTTGCCTGTGCCACGACACTTGCGGCACAGGGCAACTTTCGGTTTCTTTTCTAATTCCTGTATCATATCACTTTCTTTTAGGATTCTGTCATACCAAGAGGAATGGGTTTCCACATTCCACCTTCAGTCTTTACCTCTGCACGAATGAACTGCTTTGACACTGCCGGTTGATAGGCTTCCTCAATGATTTTTACACCCTGCAGCATTTCCTCGGCACCCATCTCATCAGCTATCTTGCGAAGCTGTATAATGCGACTTGCCTTGAGTGTGCCCTTTGCATCACGAGCCAACAGGCGGAGTACCATACTAACCAATGCTTGTGTCTTCTCATCATTGGCAAGCCCGGATATATAATCCTTGACCATATCAATACCCTCATTCACTGTATCGCGGTAGTCATCGGCTACATACACTCCCAGAGTAATACGCTTGTTACCTTCGCTGTTGGTAAAGGTGTGGCTGCGCTGATCATCCTTGACCTTGGTCTTGAATATCTCGCCTTTCATTTCAAGAATGGTTTTGAAGTTGTCCAGTACGGCTTGCTTGCTATCCTTGATCTGCTCACTGATAGACTGCAACACCGGGATAGAACGTTCAATCTCCTCATCGACCAATTGCTTGTACTGTTCACGGTCAGCCTTGGCTTTCTCTTCGGCTGCTTTCTTTGCCTTTTGAGCTTGGAACGCTTCAAATTCGGCTCTTTCCTGTTCCGTCATTTCAACGGTAGTTTTCTTAATTTCGTCCATGATTATACTATTTTGTTGTTAATCTACTTTTTCAAGTACTTGTTTGATTGCGTTATCGGTCGCCTCGCTGTCATTGAACAAGGCATGAACCAATGCTATCATAATCTGAAGCACCGAGTCCATTATAGCCTTCACTAAAATGATAGGACCAAACAACGCAACGAATAGTATCTTTCCAAAATACTTTGCTACTCTTTTCAAATTCTCTTTCATTGTCTTATTGATTTAATGGTTTAACCTTCTATGATTTTATCGTCTTGAAGCATCTGCTTGAATACTCTGTCGCGTTCTGCTTTAGAGGGGTATGTATTATGCGTTTTCCAACCTCCATTGCTTCCGGTACTCACTTTAATTCTTGGCGATGGATAATCATCTTTTCTGATTATCATAAAGCCGGCTTTCTTGAGCTTGTTCTGGTCGTCTATACTCATATTCATTCCTCCTCATAGTTTTGCATTTCACACTCGTCATCGATTGACATTGCTTCGTATTGGGCGTATGCCCAGTCTGCGAGTTCACTGAAGAACTGTGCAGCTTCGTCACGTTCAAGCCCCAAAGAGGACTCTGTTGCCTGTTGCTTTAGGGCTTTCAAGGCTTGTTCTGCTTGTTTATCCATAATTTTAACATTGAAGGGTACTTCCACCTATCGGAATGATATAGGTTATTTCACCCGTTGGTTTAACTTCTTTTCTTTGTTTCAGTCCCCCCTTACGCTGTATCGAACGGAGCTTCGTTGCAAGCGTATCGAGTTCTTCATTAGTCAGCCGGGCAAATGGTTTTCCGGCTATTCGTTGGTCTTGGCAGAAGTAATTGATCCGCGTCCAGTCAGTAGTATCAATACCCAACTTCTGCATCAGCCTCAAGCATTGGCTACGCTTCTTTTTTTGCTCATCTTTGCGACCGGTCAAGCGTTCCAATGCATCACAACAGGCATCGTATTCTGCTTTTGTCATTTCGCGTAGGCTATCGGTACGGTCCCAAGTGTATTGTCGTACAATATCACACTTCATACATTCCTTATCGCCACTACATGGCAGTTGGTTAAACGATGCGTAAAAGCGTGCGAAATTGGTTACTTCCTGTTTCATATCTTCACTATTTTAACGGGTTCTTTCAGTATCTTTACTTTTGCTTCCGGTACATCCTTTATGATCTCCGAAGCCAGTTCTGTATGTCGGGTCTCAACCACTACATAATCTTCCTGCTTCATCGACGGACTGATTATAATCTTCTTTCGGGGTTCGGAACAAGTCCAATTCATCAGGACGTTACTCAAGCGTTCCAGAGGCAAACCTATTTGATAAAGTTCGTTGTTCATCATATAACTTTTCTATGAGTTCAAGCAATTTATTACTACAAGAGCAAATTCCATCAAACAACTTGTACATCAATTCAGGTTCTTCTGGCCAAGGCTGAAATACAATTACTTTTTTACCTTCTCCGGCCATATAGCCAGCTTCAGAGTGGGCAGAACGTCCACAAGGAAGCACAAGAACACAAATATCAGCCCATTCCATTGCATCAAAATCCGACTGGAATCCTGCTTGTGCAATAGGGTGCTCTAACCCTTTGCAAAATTCATCAACACCCCAATCCTTCCAGTTTTCATCAATACTTGACCATTGGAAACCTGTACCTTTTTCCGGATTTTTGAAATCGTAAACATCATGACCATGTTCACGAAGTAAACTAACAATACTTTGTTGGTAGTCATTTCTCCAACTACTTGCTACATAAATTTTTGCCATAACTATATTATTTTTGAATAATTCGACCCATCAAGCCGTAAGCGGTCAAAGCAACTTTTTCCTCCGCTTTACGAAGTTTCGTTGGCTTTTTCTCCCAACAATCAACACAATACAACCCACTTGGAGCATTATAATGACCGCCTTCGATTTTCTTACCACAAACACAACATTTACCCATAATTTACTTTTTTGCTGCTTTCCACTCGATAGTTATACGGGCATCAAGTTTACCGCTTCCCACACATATTGGACAATCCTTTTTTATCCGTTCCCCCAGGTTATCATATCCCCAAAACCAACCGTTCCCATTACAATAACTGCAGGGGTGTCCTGGGCTACTAAATGATTCCTGAACATAGATTCCGGCAGATGTTGGCTGCTGGGGGAATATAAATTCCGGGGGAACCAACGATATTGTATCCTTTTGTTTACTCATACGATTACACTATTTCAAATTGAACTCTAAAATTAAACTCATTACATAATCGCCTTATCTGAATGACCTTCATCGGGTCCTTATCATAGGCGAAACATATCTCTCTTGCTTTGGTATCACATCGTACACCCTTCTTCCGTAAGCGATATAAGAGATTAGCCCGTCGTTTCAATCTTTTATCCATTTGGCTTGGTATTATAAATTTCTACTGCTTTCTCCTCCCAAATGGTGTAGTATTCCGACACCTGTCCTGAATATCGACCTTGGCAATAGGCTCGGTAGCCTTGTGTACGGACTTTCACACCTGCCTTGTATTTCAATCGGATTGCCGGCTTTCCGAGAGGCTTACCCTTATCTTCCTGACTGACGAATATGAAGGTCTTTTTCGGAAAGCGGTCTATGAGTGCTGCGGTTAGTTGGTATTCCCATCCGGCTTCGAAAGCGAATTGGTAACTATCCACAATGATAAACTTTGCACTCTTGGGCTTTGCAAGCCTTTTACCAAGTTCCTCTATATCGCCATCGGTTATGATACGGAACGAACCTTGAACCTCACTCATCTTGAAACGTTCCAATCGCTGTTGCATCGATAGTCCGACACCTTCCTCAAGAGAGACATACAACACGTTTCCTATTCCGCAAAGCATCTTGGCAAGCTGCATTACAAAGGAACTTTTACCACTTGCACTGGGTCCCGTAATGAACCAAGTGTCGCCCTGTTCTGGTTCCCCGAATACCTCTTTCCACTTACCTGTAAACGGCAGCACCTTGTGGTTAATACTTGCTACATCTTTTGGACTGTATGCTCTCTTAGCCATCGTTACTTCTCCTTTTTAAGTTCGGCTATAAGGACATCGGCAAGGAACACTGTTGTTTTAGCCGCTGCAGTCATTTGGTCGGCTCTTGTAAAATCAAGAACACGAGGATATATCTCCTTTGCTATCTCATAGCGTCGTTGTTCCCAATTTACTTCATTCGCTATTTTCATTTCGCGACAAATACCCTTGATGGCTTCCATCGCTTGCATCTCTATCTGTGTCATAATTACTCCTCTGTTATTGATTCAACTTTATACTGTAAAAATCCTTGAATGATATGTGGTGGGTGATGTATTGGGCAAAGCTGACCGACATGGATTCCCCAGTACGGCACATAAGCGTCTTTCCAAATTTCATTTTGAAATGGTCCGGCTTCCTCCACAAGACCGCCTTCGTTCACTTTGAGCCAAAGCAAATCCTGACCTTTATCTTCTAAAACTATCTTCACCATCGCCTATGCCATTTTAAGTTTCTCAATCTCTGTATATACTCGGCGAAGTCCACCGTTAGTCTTACGCACAAGGGCTGCGATATCTGTTCCTGTAGGGGCATTTACCTTTGCCACAGCACTTGCTTGGTCCTTCAAGAACTTATCGCGTTCTTTGCCATCATCTGGAGTAACTTTGCTATATCGGTCCCCATATCGACTCAACATCTCGGTATATCCAACCTTCTTGTGTTCTATGCTTCGTTCAATCTTCTCCTTCAGACCGTCGGCTCCCATCATATACCAAGCGCAGCACCTTTCTGTAGCATTCCACAAGGCTTTGAGTTCAAGAAACGCTTCATAAGACAAGTCGCCAGCTTCATCCAATATGATAAGGGGATTTTCGATAGAACGGAGGTAGTAAACAAGATCTTCATACACATCACTGTATCGACCGTTACCACTCACACCAAATTCGGTGGCAATCTTACGCACCAACTTGAGCTTCGTTTTCACTTGGGAGCAGTCCACATAAATGGCATTGCGGTGTCCCTGCACAAAATAGCGTGCGGTGAAAGTCTTTCCGATATTCGGGATATCGCACATAATAGCACTTAATCCTCCTTGCTGGCAAGCCTCCAACTGGGTTGTAATGAAATCAAAGGTGGCGGTGCGTGCCGCTTTCCATTCGATACCTCCTCTAAGGTTTACACCCAAACGGCGTGCAATGGTTATCCAGTTGGCTTCACTTAACGCCTTGTCGGTTTGTCCGTTCTTGATGGCACTGTAAACCGATGTGGCAATACCCAAAGAAGCGGCATGTTTCGCATCACTCGGATAGTTCGCACGATTGGCTGTAATCGCCTCAAGAATCCGTTGTTTTTGTTCTGATGTAATCATATTATCTCACTTTATTTTAATGTTATTATATCGTCGTTCTAAAGGGCTTCTAACGCATTTGGTATATGGTAACTTATATGTTCCTCAGGCTCGGTATCTATGTCCGGGAGTTCCAATGTTTCAAGAGATATATCAACTATCGGTTCTGCCTTTGCCACACCCACACCCTTGATTGCGTTTCGGCTCACATAACTGTTGAAGTCGGCTATCTTCTTTTGTTGGGCTATGAATATATCTTTGTCCTCATCGGTCTGCTCTGCATCGGCAGTGTTGAATGTTCCGACATCTTCAAGGCGGTCAATCAAACGGTCGTTTTGGAAGATATACATATCGGTTATCTCTCCCTCATCGTTAGTCAGGTAGTAAGCATCCACCTTCCAGTTGTTAGGTTCCAACTTCTCTATGACTTCGGTTTTAGACAGCCACCAATCCTTGTATGCCACTCGGCAATAACTGTTACGTCTAATAGTGGTTGAGACCTTTTCACCTACAAAACGAGCCCAAGCAGGTTTATCCATCGGCTGAAGGTTCGGATTCATATTTGCCTCAAGTACTTGCCAACGTGTCATGCCGGGATACATCTTTTGGTTAGGGTGCAAAGAGTTGTTGAACTCCTGAATATCTCGCATATCGTCAGCGATCAATTCTTCCCATGTGTAATACTGCTTATCTTCATAGGTGTCATTCAAGGCATCAAACACCTTCTTAGACTCGGTACGGTAGGCTCGGTTCTTGGAGTAGAAGCGACCTATACCAAGGTGGTTCTTGTGCTCAATGCTTCGTTTCTTGGCACCGTTCAAAGGCTCAGCATACTTTTCCTGTGAGTTCATAGGAGCACAGAAACGAACGAAGGGGAACAACACACCGGCTTGTAAGAAACTGTCTCGCCATTGGCTCATAAGGTGGTTTTCAACCTCTACTTGAGCCGGGCATCCCCAACCTTTACGTTCTATCAGTCGGAACATTGAACGGAAACAGTCTGTTACCAAATCTACATTCTTATAGCGGTTGTAAGCATAGCCCACCACGCACTGACTTGCCACATCGTAGGCATAATAAGCCTTCGGGCGTATCTTTGTATCTGCCAACTTACGAGGTAAGTCACGGTCGTCAAATGATATTTTACTGAAAGAGAACTCCGGAGCATGGCGGTGAACATGTGGCATCTGCTCGTGCATGAAAGTAGTGTACGAAGTTGTACTTTTTTCTATGAGTACACGGTTCTTGGGTTTATTCAAGTAGTTGGTAATGGTACTTTCACTGAGGGACAACGGCTCACCGTTCTTATCAGTCCATTCTTCAGGACTAAAAAGTTCGCCTGTTTCCGGATCCCATACATCAAGTTCACCACATACAAAGGAATTATACATTTCCCACACACTGGTATTAAAAGGTTTGTTGGGAAGCACTGCAATAGCAAGGATAAGACGTTCAGTCTTGTAGTCAACCTTACGACGAGATTGATTACCGAATTTGCCACTGATAAGACAGGCATATCCTTCAGCTTGATATTCGTTCACCTTCTTACGGAAACGAAGCATACTGGTTGGCAAAGTGTGCCCGGTCTTTATCCTGTAACCTTCAACTGCCTGAGCCATCATCGACCAGTCGTATTTCAGTCCCATCGTCTTGTGTATCGCCTTAGCGTTATTATACAAGCGTATGCACGCATTCAGAACACTGGCGTTAGCCACATACTCGGCAACATGTTCATCTTTCGCACCATCATGACCGCACTTAACCTTCCAGTCATTGAAGTAGGTTACTGCTGCTTGGTCTATCTCATAGTTTGCACCAAGCCACGCAAGCAATACTTCAAGCGAAGGGTCTGGATATAAAGCATTGACTTTTTCGCGATATGTATCAGGCAAACTGCTTACGGCTACAAGAGCATATCCATTGGCACCGCCACCACGACGGGCAACAGTTACCTTTTTACGAGCCACTAATTGACAGTAGTTACTTTGTGTCATTATACCACCGTCCACAAGTTCTCGTGCCGATATGCAAAGTGTATTACCGTAGTATTCCATAACGCCCTCCTTATCTTAAGGTCATCGCCCAGTTTTGAATACTCTCAATATCGTTAAGCATCACGCAATCATAGTGTCTTACCTTCAATCCTTTGAAGAAAACATCGCCTGATGCATCATTTTTGCTAAGCTCAAGCATTGCCCCATTAGGCAGATATTGACGCATATAATTGTCGTGGTCATGGAATGTTTCAATTGATGGTAATTCACTCATCAATATACCATAGTTCTCATAGGCTGCCTTGCGAATTTTGCGAGCCAAATCACTGTCACTCTCAAAATTCAAAGCCTTCCAAATCATTACAGAAGTACATTTGAAGACCTTCATCAAATGCTTGCGAACCTCCTTGGTTATATGAATGTATTGTCCCATATCTATTTTATTTTACTTCGTTAATAATTGGCTTCAGGCTACAACCGTAACATGTTACCAGTTTTGATTGCATCTCCTTTACAAAATCCTCATTTGCTTGGAAAGTAACCCCCTTTCCGGGGGTATGATTGAACTCTTTACCTCGAATAATCAAGTAGAAACAAACCTTATTAAGGTTACTCTTAGTAACGAATGTCTTTTCCATATCTCCTATTTCAGGTTGTTCTTGATATATTCTCTATCTTCTTTCCATAGGGGGTATCCCATCTTTATTTTGTGAAGAATGGCCTCCTTTTGTCCTACTATCCTGATGGCTTCCTTGTAGAAGTCGCCATCTTCATAAGCCGCAGCCTTACCTATAAGGAACCACGCAAGTTCTTCCATTTTGCAATGACAATCTTCTGCTTCGTTGTTACGTTCCTCAAGCATCCCGTTAAGCAATATGGTTTGTTTTGCCAATTCAATTGTCAAAGGATTGTTACCGGTCTGTACCCAACGCTTGCAAAACTCGTGTTTATCCATATTAGGAACTGCGTAGTACATCTTCTCTATACTGCGGAACTCCTCTGCTGTTACCTTGCGACCTGTAAGGTCTTGAAATTCTTGTTGTGTCATAGTCTCACTTATTTAATTGTTATTATTCTGCATCTTCTACATTGAAAGAAAAGCCCTTGTCAGTAAGCACTCTTTTTAAGAATGCGAGGTCGTGTTGATCCACAGGAAAGAATACCGCACCAAAATCAACATTAGGGTAGGCTTTTATCGAAGTTTCGGTACTCACCTTATGTACAAGACTATTCAAAATCTCTTCTGTTTCCTTGCTTCCGCTTACCATTATCACTTTTGCTTTCATATCTTTATGCTTCAAAATTCGTTTATCTCGGCAATTTTTCGTATCTTTGGCCGCTTGTTAATACCTTAACACGCCACAAAGATAGTATGAAAATCTCATACTACAAAATAAATTGATGGAATTTTTCATACTTTTAGTTGAATATGGGTGAAAATATCAGATTTATGGAGGTTGTTGAGAGCCTCAAGGGAATAGGAGTCATTAATGACTATGTACAGCTTGCAGCCATTTTGGAAACAAACAAGGCTGGTATAAGTGATATCAAAAGCGGAAGAAAGAAATTATCAATAGAAATACTCCGCCGTCTGAAATTATCATACCCAAGTGTAAATATTGAATGGGTTATAATGGGGGAGGGTGAAATGTTCCATTCTCAACAACAAACAGCCCAACCATCAGGATTTGAGGATAAACTACTAAAAGTAATACAAGAAAAAGATACCGTAATTAGAGAACAGGCAGAAGATATAGGAAAACTACGGGAACGGATTGCCCAACTTCAGCGTGAAAAGGGAAAAAATGCTTCGGATGCCCAGACTTCAAATATTGCAAATGCAGGGTAACGCATCTCAGGATCATCTGGGGCGGTCGCAAGGATACCCCGTAACGAAGCGTATGCACCCCATAGCCCCTAAATACACCATATTAGGGTAGGGCACCCCCTCTAATGACCTTAAAACCCCGTAGAAACCGCATTCTAACGGGGTTTTACTCGTTTTTTAGCACAAAAACCCATATCGCAAATGGGCAGTTTACCCCACTCTACCCCTTCAAAATGGTAAGTTCCCCCCTATCCTATTATACTCCTAAAATTCCCGAATGTGTAATTCCTCTTTTTCTATTTTGTAATTCCTCGTTGTAATAGCAAGTGTAATTCCTAACCTAAAATCGGGCATTTTACTCACTCCCACCCTCCCCCACTACGACCACCATCCAAAGCTCGTAATAATGGCATAAGAACATAGCCCACACAAGCCCCAGAAACGCCCCAAAATCGCGCTTAAACCGCCCCACATAAGGGTTTTATCATCATGACACAAAAAAGGCCGCAGGCGCAAACCCACAGCCAAAAGAATTAAACCAAACGCAAACCTGCGCCTCCGTTTATGCCGCCAAAATTAAACCGAAATTAAACCAATGTAAACGCTTCGTTTTGTGCCACCCAATAGAACAAACCAACCTAACCAACTGAAACACAAAGCAATTAACTCTCAAAAGGCTCTACCCTACATTATACACTTCGTTCTGTGCCCGGTAATTTTCTTAAGACTTCTAAAAGCAAGAATCTTTTTAATGAAACGATAGATTATATATTAAATGATATAAAGAAAGATGATCCTATTATTATAAAGGGAGACTATGGCAGTAATCGTTTTTATATAATTCATAATAATCGCAAAATAGGAAGATTATCCTCTAAAAGTAATATAATAGAACGTGCTAGAGCTAATAATGTATATAATTTAACAGGCTTCTATGTAAGTAATGTGTTTTTATGGACATATGAAGATACAATAAAGTCAGATATATTAAATGGAACGGACTTTGCAAAAAAATGGACTACAAAAGCAAAAGATCTAGGTTATCTTTATGTGATACAAATCGCCGGATTCGGCACAAAGATATAATATATGGAGCAGATAAAAGATAGTTTCCTGCATGATTATAACCTTGCAGTTAAGTCTTTCAATGGGAAGGATTACAAATCATTCTTTCGCAATATAAGACCAGCAATGGAATTGTTGGGAAAACTCGCCATTTGTGATATTCTTGGCGAGAATGATGCTGTGAATTTGCTGGAGGGCGAAACATCCATAGAGTGGAAACGAGATATAAAAATCTACAAGATTATTCCATATCCACCTAACCACAAACCGACAGGTAGAGAATTCTGCGAACTTGTTCCACAAGTTTACTATACAAAACACTCAGACATCACTACAACTCGTTTGGACGAAAAGAAGAAACGTCTGAAGCGAGGGTTGGATAGTTGTGCCTGTGCCCTTTCTCGTTACTACAGTATCGCAAGTGAATTTGGCAACCATACAGGAAGTACAGATATGGACGTAAAAGTTCAAGCTATCGGTTGTGCTTCTTTCTTTATGGGCTATTTTGATTACTTGAAGAGCAATAAAGTGTTATCTTCTTCTATCATCGCCTTTTTATATGGCTTGGATCGATTCCGATACGATGATCCATCTGTGGAAGAAGAATCATCTCGGCGAATAGAAGAGCTAATCTCTGAGATAGAGAAAAAAGAAACAGACTTATTATCGGCGCAAAAACTTCAAGCAGAGGCTGAGCAGCAGCGTCTTGAAGCTGAACAACATACGGCTGAGGTTGAAACGCAACTTGAAATTTTACAGAAACAGATTGCAGAGCTACAAGAGCAACTAACAAACAAACAAGCTATTGAATCTGAAGCCATAGAAACTGTAGAAACGCCTTCCATTGGTATTACTGCTCCGATAGTACAGGAAAGATGTATATCACACTTCAAGGAAATAATGCGTGGAGTGGCTAAGGGCAATGATGTAGATGAAGATTCAATGGATGATGACCAATTGGATCTGATTGAATACACAAAAGATAAATCAATGTTGGTTGCAGGTTGTGCAGGAAGTGGCAAGTCGGTCATTGCAATGCATAAGGCAGAACAATTATATGCAGAGGGGGAAGATGTAATCCTTATAGCATATACTAAATCACTTAACGGCTTCATGCGCGTAGGCAAGCCCGAAGCGTCTTTCAGATTCTATTACCATTACCAATGGGAAAAAATGAATATGCCTAAGGCTGACTATATTATTGTTGATGAGATACAGGACTTTACTCGTGAAGAAATACAAGAATTCATAGATGCGGCAAAGAAGAGTTTTCTTTTCTTTGGCGATACAGCCCAATCTATCTATCGTCAATATGGAAAGCAAACGATGTCCATTGCTCAAATAGCGGAAATGACTGGATTGAATACCTTACAACTATTCAAAAACTATCGCTTACCTCGGCCTGTAGCTAAGATAACACAAAACTATGTTGGTGTTGATGTGCCGGAGTACAAGGAAAAGGTGTATCAGAATAAAGAAACTGAGCTGCCAAGATTTGTTCACACGAAAACACAAGAGGATGAATTTCGTAGCATCACTCAAATCATAGCACAGCATCCGAATAAAAGCATCGGCATACTATATCACTCAAATGAGGCCGTATTACAGATGAATAAACATATGATAGAACGAGGAATCCAATGCGAATTCAAGTACAATGACACCGATGGTGAGAAACATAATATCAGTAATCTGAACTTTAATTCTCTTATTCCTAAAATTATGACTTACCATAGTGCGAAGGGGCTCCAATTTGATATAGTAGTCCTACCTCAATTTAATGGAGCTTTTGATGTGGAGTCAAAGAAGGCACTATATGTGGCGATGACTCGAACGATGCACAAGCTATATGTGCTATACTCGACTTCTGAACTCTTATCTCCGCTCAAAGAAGTCCCCTCGCATTTATACCTAAAGAGTCTTTAATTGATATAGTTTTCCTTATTGAAATATAGACAAGAAAAGGATTATTGTATAATATAGAATTAGAAAAGACAAATATATGACCGAACTCGAATTACAGCAATACTTGCTCCGCGAGTACCCACAGGAGAATGCTCGGTGTGAGTGGAAGGAATTTAAGAATCTGAAGAACTCGTTCTGTGGGGACGAGAAGGACGACGTGATTTCCTATGTGTCGGCTATCGCCAACATGGAGGGTGGTTTTCTTGTGGTGGGTGTGCATGACAAAACACTGGAGATTGTCGGCACAGATACCTATAATTATGACAGGCAGAAAGCAATACTCCGATTGACGGAACGTTGCACGAACCTGTCAAGCGAGGGACTAGACATTGAGGAGTATATCACTGACGACACTCAAAAGGTGGTGTGGGTGATTCATATTCCTAAACATCAACCCAAACGTCCTGTTTATGCACACGACAAAGCATGGCAACGGATAGAGGACTCTTTGGTGGAACTGACACAAGAACGATTGAATGCCATCTTGGATGAGCCATTGTTCACTGATACCGACTGGTCGGCCGTAATCGTGCCCAATGCCACGATTGATGATTTGGATGAGGTGGCCATTGCCAAGGCAAAGGTGATGTTTAAGAAGATACACAGCCGTATTCCTGCAGCAGAGGTAAATGCATGGTCGGTAGAAGAGTTCCTGAGTAATGCCGGAGTAATGATAGATGGAGGGATCACTCGTGCCGCTATCATTCTGCTGGGCAAGCCTGTGTCTGTGTTCAAACTCCGTCCTGCCGTAGTGAGGGTAACTTGGTCACTACGTGATGAACACGAAGATGTAATTGACTATGAACATTTCACTGCCCCATTCATCTTGACTGTTGACCAGATACTTGCCAAAGTGCATAACCTGACGATGCGTGAGATGCCAGGCGGCACGATGTTCCCGGATGTAATGCAGCAATACGATGACTATTCCATGCGCGAAGTGCTTCATAACTGCATCGCACATCAGGATTACACCCTACAGGAGAGAATCAATCTTGTGGAGAATCCAGGATTCCTGTATTATGCTAATGGTGGTAGCTTTATTCCTGGCTCCCTGCAAAAGGCATTGGCTACCCATGGGCCACAGCGTCACTACCGCAATGAATGTCTTTGTAATGCGATGGTGAACTTCAATATGATTGACATCGTTGGCCGTGGCATCCGCAAGATATTCAATGAGCAGTGGAAACGCCATTTCCCGATGCCCGATTATGAGATTGATGCTGCCAACAAGGAGGTCGCCGTCCGTCTGTATGGTAACGCCATCAATGAGAAGTACACCAAACTTCTGAAAGAGAACAAAGACTTGTCGTTGGAAGACTGCATCTTGCTTGATGCCGTGCAGAAAGGACACCGATTGAGCGAAACGGATGCTAAGAACCTATTGGAGCGTGGTTTGGTAGAGGGCGACTATCCAGACCTGACCATATCCCTGAGCATTGCAAGGCAAACAAAACAATTGCCTGAATATACCAAGAGCAAAGGTCTGGAAAAACAAAAGCTGATACAGATGATTCTTCAGTATCTTAAAAATGCAGGTGAGGAAGGTTCTAAACGTGACGGCATCTATGAATATCTAAAAGATGTCCTGCCACAGAACAAAACTCGCGAACAACAACTTCGCATGTTAGGCGACTTGCTCAATTCCATGAAGGATGAGAATTTGATAATAGCGAAGGGACGAACTTGGCATGAATGTTCAATATAGCGGAATCCGTCAAAATTATAGCGGAAAAACAACGAATCCGTCAAAATTATAGCGGAATCCATGAAATCGTTATCATGTTTTGTAAAATTCTAACAGGAAGAAAAAAACATTATCGTTACTTAGTTATAGTCCCGTAAAATCCTAATACTCTTTCTTATGTTGACTACTATAAAAATTAAAAATTTTAAAGGTATTAAAGACACAACAATATATTGCCAAGAGGATTATAATGTGCTTATCGGAGCTAACAACGTAGGAAAAACTACAGTCTTTGAAGCGATACATTTGTGGAAGATGTGTTATGATACAAATATTAAGAAAAAGTCTGATGGCTTTTATTCTTCTGCAAACTGTAAAAATATATTGTTCAGATATTTTGAAAATATTCGTGTTGTCCATGACGAAGATCTTTTCAATTCAAAACTCTCAAACGGAAGATACGAGTGTTTTATCTCCTTAGTGTTTCAAATTCAAGACGAGACCTTCGACTTGGGGTTTATTTTAACAAAACCAACAAAAATAGATGACGCCTATTTACAGGTAAGTTATACAGACTACAATGAATTTGTGCGATTTGCTTCAAAGATAAATTCATTCCCTGGGTTCAATGTGTCTAATGCAATTTCCATCTATGAGTCAAGACCAACTGCCAATATTATAGCAAACGAACCCAAAATGACACTTGCAGAAGTGCGAGAAAAAATTTTTAAAGGAAAAAGTAATGAAGTGCTAAGAAATAAGGTAATTTCTAACGAGCATAAAATAGAAGAGCATATTGAATCCGTTTGTGGAAAACGCCCCAAATTTACCTCTTCAGACAAAAGAGGTTACATAGAAATGAAAATAGACGGGAAGGATATCTTGTCATATGGAAGCGGATTCATTCAACTAATAGAATTGTTTGCATCAATAGAGTATTCTACGTCATTCATAAAAATACTGCTAATTGATGAGCCTGATGCACATATTCATGTGAAATTCCAACGTGCCCTAGTTAATCGGCTCCAAAACCTATCTGGCTATCAGTTGTTTATTATTTCTCATAACATAAGGTTCGTTAATGAAACTCAAGATTCTAGATTATTCTACCTTCAAGGTATGGAGGATTCGGGAAATATAATAAGAAACATTGACCCAATATTACGCCCACTATTAATCGAAGGGCTTACAGGTATTACTACCCAACTTGACGAATGGCAAGCTGCACAGAAAATTGTCTTAGTTGAAGGTGAAACAGATGTGAATTTCCTTAATGAATTATTACCGGTATATGCTGATATTGTTGGGCGGGGAAACATTGTCTGCAAAATATATAATTTGCATGGTATAGATGCTCTCTATAATAAAATTGGTGTTCTAGCTCCCGCAATGTCACATATTGTTCCTGATAGAGAATGGTTGCTAATAAGAGATACTGATTGTTATCCTGTAAGTCAAATTCATGTGCAAAAGAGAAAATTCACAAATGCAATAAGGAGTTTTCTTCCTAGTTTTGACATTATCTTCCAAAAAGGATATGGAATAGAATCAACTTTTGTTTCTGATGCCACCTGTCTTGCAAAGATTCTGCATCAACACTATAATACAATTTCTATTGAGGATATTACTGCATGCATAACAGAGGTTAATGAACTGTTTAATACAGAAGTGCATACAGGTGGAAGTCGAGTGCACAATGAATTGGCAAAACATTTTGATAGACAAAAAAGAAAGCGAGAAAATATCTATAATAATATTTCCTTTAATGATGTTTTGGCTGATATAAATGCAGGTAATATCCAGTTTATAATGACCAAAGAAATAGTACATTGGTACTACGAGGAATTACATAATCGTTTTTGTGCATTAGACAATACTATTCATGGTAACCATCTCACTTCAACGGATATACTATCGCTATATAAAAATAGCTTGCATGAGCTTGGCGATTTTTATCAATGTCATATAGATATATTTAATGAAATTAATAGAATATAATCAGCGAAAAATTACGTATATGTTATTCGGAAATAAGATTAGAGAGCTCAGAGACGAGCAAGGAGTATTGCAACGACAATTGGCTGCACTACTAGAGATTGACACACCGATGTTCAGTAAAATTGAACGTGGCGATAGACGAGCAAAACGTGAACAGGTAATCAAACTAGCAGAGTATTTGCATCAAGACGAAAAAGAGATGTTGACCCTATGGTTAGCCGACAAAGTCCTTGATGCTGTAGGCGATGATGAACTTAGAAATGATGCAATCACAGTTGCACAAGAACAGATTCAAAAGTGATAACAGCAAAACGGCAATTTGATGTGTTAACAACTGCAAATTGCCGTTCCGCTATATTTTTTGCCCCGACACAACATTCGGGAAAGATTTCCCCAGATGTTTCGTCTTGGGAACATCATGGTATCAATGCATCAAATTTACAAAATACCAATACTGATTATCAATGTATTACAAAGTAGCCTATGGTTCAGACGTGGAGCCAGTCCTGTTACTCGTTCCACGATAGAAAGGCTCTCGCATTGCCCTGTTAGTCGAAACGAGCAACGCCGAAAGCCCCACGCTGATGAATATATAATATAACCAATTGACTTTTGTTCAACCGACAAAAGCCAATACGGGTTGTATATATACATCCCATGAGGCGTTCCCGTTGCTTTGTTCTTGACTAACAGTTTGAACTTGCGAGATTCTTCTATCGTCAAAACCAAAGCGTTACAGTTACGCCTTTTATGTAATATGTGCCCCGTTCGCCTCTCCACACAACGGTGGCTCAGCGTGGTGCGAGTGCAAAAGTACAAAAATAAATGAAGAGTGAAGAACGAAGAGTGAAGAATTTCATGGAATATGTTGGAAAACACAAATTCAGGGACAATTTACCAATTACAAGGTACAATTTATAGGTTGATTCGTTCGACGTTGAGGCGTTGAGTGCAAGGTCAAAGGTCAAAGGACTAAGGTCGAAGGTCGAAGGTCGAAGCTATCTGCTATCGCCATCAGCCATCGCCAATAGCCATTAGCCATAGCCAATAGCTGTATTTGTCACATTCCTTTACATCCACTGGTAATAATTCCTACTTTATTTATTTCTACATATTTCATCAAAGGAGAAGACTGCATAACGAGTATTTTTGCATGAATATGCACAAGAGAAGGGGGACAGGATGGTTTGATAATGCTGTCGCAAACAGACATTTCCATCGAACCACTCCTAAGCATCTGTGGAAGTGTAGGAACGATTCCGTTCGTGTGCAGTTGCGCACCAATGAAAATTCAGGAAAACTTCAGCGGATGTTTAGGAGCGGTTCAGCGGATGTTTAGGATAGGAGTATTGAAAAATGCCATCGGGTAGATGGAGAAACATTTTTTAGAAAGGTCGCGAATGCATATTTATTCATTCTAATCTGTATAAATATGCAAAACTGACCGCGCGAGAATCGCGTATATGGACGCAACTTTTCTTTCGGACGGAAATAAGCGATTTTTCTATCAGGATGTGCAACAGAAAGATAGAACAAAAAGCAAAGAAAACTGAAAGCAAAAAACATCCCCATTTGCCACTGCTGACAAATGGGGATATTTTCTATTTCTTTACACGACGTTCAGAGAAATACTTACAAGAGTGGGAGACATTCTCCTCTTACTTCAAATCGGCATAATGGAGCATGAACCAATAGGTCACTTGCTTCTCGGGTTTCATGCTGGAGGGAGTCTGCACAATCTGCACCAAACGTTCGTCGGCATCGAACAGATAGTCGTAAGTGTAGTCCGCATCCTGCAAGAAGTAGGGATAACGGGCACCAATCGCACCGGCCAACTGGGCATACAGGTTCATGGCCAACTGCACGTCAACCCGTGCGTCAACCCAGAAAGGCAAGGCATTCAAGTCGATGCTGTAATCATTGCTGACTGTTGAATAGTCATACTGGGCATCGTACGTGGCGGGATGTCCCTTTACAATCAACCCTTTCTTGGCCCACTCGTAATTGAACGACTGGGAGCCGCCAAAGGTAGCATCCAAGACATAACCTCGGGGGGTGTAGTGGTAGTTGTAATTATAGGTATCAGATTCGGTGCCTACATTACAGTCAACCGACCCCACTTGTACGCGTCCGCCACGCAACTCGGCTTCAAAGCGGTTCACAAACACACCTTCTGCAGGGTCGTTCCCTTCCCAACGATAGGCAAAACTGTTCACTCCGTACGTAAAACTGACCTCCTGTGACTTGTATTCGGAACGCACACCGCTGACGCGGTTCTTTCCGTCGTACGTCATTTTATATTGGGCACACAGCTGGAACATATCCGCATCAGCCTTATAAATATCAACCTGAACGATTTCGCGCGAAGGCTTCTTGGGGCCATCATCGTCAGAACATGAAGTCACGGCCGGCACCACGGCCAGCAGCAAACAAGCTGCATATTTACCAAATTTTCTCATTTCTCAATCTCTTTTAGGTTTCTTAATCGGGGGCAAAGATAGCTATTTTAGTTTATCTGACAACCACTTTCGTGTTAAATCCCGAAAAATGGATGATATATATGCCCGAAGCAGACAATGGAATCCGGGTTTCGCCAGCAACATCCTCGGCCACCGTCACCAATGTTCCGGTCGGGGTATAGACAAAGATACGGTCGCCTGCGGCAGCACCTTTAATTACTACTCCACCAGCCACAGCAGACACGCGGATGCCAGTATCTGCCAAGGTGTCATCTACCGATGTACGCACATCGGTGAAACGGCTCCAGCCGGGTGCGGTGTAATACTCTTCGTCGAAATTGTCGGGCAGATTCAGGACGCAGTCATCGGGTACACCATCGAAAGCATTGGCGGCACACTCGGCGGGTGTTACCCTCTTGCAGCTGATGCTCTTCAATGCCTGGCATCCGGCAAACGCATATTCATCCACAAAGTTCAACCGGTTGCTCAGGTTCACCTCCTCCAAACGCCAAGCATTGCAGAAAGCACCACAACCAATGGAAGAGAGGCGCAGATTAGCCGAGAAGCGCGTCAGGTTGGAAGCCTCGTTAAAGGCGTATGGCAAGATGCGTGTCAATGTCTCAACGGATTCGTACACCGAATCTTTGCGGGCAGCCGGATAAGCCACTAGCTCTGTACCGGCATAATTATAGAGCACACCATCCACCGCCTTGTACGCCGTGTTACCCTCGGCCACCGTGAATGCTTCAAAGCCTTGGCAACCACGGAAGGGGGCATAACCTATGGTCTTGACAGTTGCCGGAATCTCGATGTTCTTCATGTCTCCCCGACTGCTTTCAGCAAAGGCATTGTCACCGATTGCCACCAGATTGACGGGCAGCACAATCCCCTTCAAGAAGAGGCACCACTTGAACATCTCCTTGCCCACCACATCGTTTTCGGTCATGTAATCCTTGTAATAGGGCTTACCACCTGCCACAATGCGACACTGGCTGATATCGAGCGAATCCAACGGACAGAGCAACGTTATCATATAGTTGCCAACAATGTTATCGCCACCACTGAGTGTACGCAACAGGGCAATGTCCGTTCCATTGATTTCGCCATCCAACACCAATTTGTCAGGACACGAATCGAAATCGACCAAATAGTGCAAGTAGCCGGCTTCGACGTGTTGCACTTGTGAATAATCCGTCGCCTGCACGGTCAGTTGCATTTCGGCATACACATCGGGATTCACCACTGATGCTGCACGGATGACGGTGGTTCCAGACGCAAGGGTTTCCAATTGTCCCCATTGATTGAACGCGGCCACATCGGGGTGGCTGCTTGTCCACACAACTTCCTGCGAAGCGATGGCCGGAGAGACAGAAACAGGCAACACGACTTTAATCCCCGTATTCATAGTGGCGGCCGGACGTTCGAGGTTCACACTCGTCGGCTGTACCTCGCCCTCCATGGGGGCAATCTCATCCTGATGCAATGATACGGCATTACAGATTTCGCCCGTCTGGCCATCAATCAAAAGGCCGACAAGCACCAGTTCA